CACGAACTTCTACCAACTGCTTTACCTGCTCAAGAACAACCTTGGTTGCCTTGGTGGTCTTGGTGCTCTGGGTCTTTACTGCTACTGACATTTTGTATCCCTTTCATTTGATTCAACCTTTTGGCTGATGTAATCAGCATAGCCTATGCCAAAACAAAAAGCAAATCTTTTTTCTGGCGTGTCGCCTCTGCTAGAAAAAATAACTACGGCTCCAACTTTTCACGAAAAAGAAAAACCCCGCCGAAGCGGGGTCTTGGTTGTCGAGGGCTACTCGGCAGGTTGAAGCAGGAACTCCAGCAGGTCTGGAAGATTCTCACCGTGGAACATCGGGTCGTAGGCGTAGACGCTCCAGCGGTCACCGCAACATCCTGGGCAACCATCTGAGAAGTCAATGCCATAGTTCTTGGCAATGGTCTCCGCCTCGGCGCGAGTCTCGGCAACGATGGTCGCCATCTGAGGCATACCCTCTAGGAAGTAGCCTCCAGCGTTGTTCTGGTCTAGAACGAACTTGGTCATTTTGTCCCCCTTCGGACTTAGGCTTTCACTCTGAAAGCCTAGTAATAACTTATCACTATTCCGTGTCATTTGTCAAGCCGTGAATCTTACGCACGGAAGCTCTAAGAAAAAATAACTACGAGCTCAGCCCAGACGGCAAAAAGAAAACCCCGCCACATTGGGCGGGGTCTCTCTGGCTTGATTACTTGAGAGCAACCTGAAGGCATTTGTGAGGGCTGTTGTCGGCCCACTCGACCTTGATTCCATTGTCCTCGAACGCCTTGAGAACAATCTCTCCAGCCGAAGTCAATCCCTCTGCTGTGGCTAGGTTGCTGTGGTTGAAATACATCGTGTCGAAGTCGGCGTAGTTTCCAACAATCGAAGTGCGATTACCCTGTCCACCATAGTGCCAAACAACTGGCACATTGTCGGCCAGCCCAAGGTCAATACAACTACGGCAACATCCCATTACATTCTTGCGAGCAACGATTCCAGCCTTGCGAATAGCCTTCATCGCCTTGTCCATACGAACCTCTAGGGTCTCTGTCTGCTCCATTTGTTTCCCCTTTCATTGCGCAACCATTTTTGGTTACACCAAAAGCCTACCCTATCTACGACAAAAAGCAAATCGAATCTCCGTGTCGTGTCGCTGTCAGAAAAAATAACTATGCCCTCGCACCACAGACAAAAAAAGAACGCCTGCCTTTCGGCAGACGCTCTCTCTTTAGGGGGGACTAAATCTATTCTTTTGCTAACGGGACTGTGTTGAGAATCTCTAACGCAGGAAGATACTCTGTCTCATAATCTTCCTCACGCCATTCGTTCGTCTCTGAATCCCAAACTCGTTCATCTTTGCCGAACCTTGCTATGAATGTTTCATCATCTATGAACGGCACACCTGAATCTAAATCAACGGTGACAACGAAATGGACTTCTCTACTCATTACGAACCAAACATTCCCATCTCGTGTTGTAGCCAATCATCAAACTCATTCTGGCAATCGGCACATAGGGGGTGAACCTGTCCGACTTCCGCTTCAATCTTTGTTTCACATTGGTAGCAAGTTGTCTGCTCTTTGAGAATAATCTGAGCCATTACGCACCAACCTTTTCACGCTCGAAGAAATCTTCCAACGCTTCCATTGTTCCGCACGCTGAACAAATCTCTGTCGTGTTGTCTCGGCGTGAAATCGCACCGGGGTATGCCCCCGGGGTCTTGTTGTTCGGAATGTAGCCAGCGCACTTAGGGCAACGCTTCAACTCGTTCATACTGCCCACGCTCCGAAATCTAGGTCGCTTGCTTCTCGGCGTGAATCGCTCCACGCAGACTCGCCATAGAAATACTTCCTCTTGCCAGTAGCCACATCTGTCATACGCCAGTAGTCCTCTGGAAACTCGGCAGTCCCGACTGCCAGTTCAACTAGTTCGCTTGCGTAAACTGTGTCCCACTCTTTTACTGCTGAAACGCTTGGCTTTGCCATAATCGCTTCCCCTTTCTTGATAGTCCAAACTTACCACATACCTCAGGTATAAGCAACTACGCAACTTCCGTGAAAAGTTTCCCGCACGCAGCAGAAAAAATAACTATGCTTCGCAACGCAAGGGCAAAAGAAAAACCCTCGCAAGCGGGGGACACCTGCGAGGGTTTGACTTGGGGGTTATTCAGTTGTGTGTTTGTTGTTAGGGACAACTCTATTTGGCGTGTCTGCCACGCCCCTTTGCGTGACGACCCTTGGGCTGAACTAGCCCGAAAATTGTTAGCAACTTCCTCATTACTTACCCTCTCCAGATACGAATGAAACGAACTTGTTGAACTGCGGTGAGAATGTAAACATCACCGCAACGATAATGCCAATGCTAATCCCATTGAAAAAGGTTTCGCTAATGGTCTGGTTTGGCTCTCCACCAATCAGTAGCAACATTAGGTAAAGGAATACCCAAGCACCTGCTACGAATGGAATTGCTAGAACTCCTGCTACTGCTCTGCGAATGTAAAACTTCATTTTGTTCTCCCTAACTTTCTATCAGGTTTTCCTGATACGAATAACTATACCTAACACCACATCTAAAGTCAAACATCTTTCTCGTGTCTGCGGAAGCGTTAGAAAAAATAACTATGCTTCAAGAATTTACGGAAAAGAAAACCCCGCCAGTTTTCTGACGGGGTCTGCGAAACTATGAAACTACTTCTTAGCCTTGCTCACTCTCTTTGGCTTTGGCTTGGTTACGCTGTGAACATCTATGCCCCAGTTAGCAAGAATCGAGGCTGTGCTTTGCTTCAATTCCATTACCTGCGCTAGGTAGACTTCTTGCTTGTTTCTATCTTTTAGGTCGGCAATCAAACTATCCAGCGACTTCTGCCACTCGACTACTCGCCTCTTGGTAAGTCTGTTAGTTCCGACTATCGTGCGATTACCTTTAGCCCACGCTCTTGAGTATTGAATGTCGTGTGGCGCACCCAACTCTCCAGACGCAATAGCGTAAGTTCTAGAATCTGGTCGGCGCTTCAATAGAGTAGCAATCTCGGCTGACATTACTTCATCTCTAATCGGCAAACGAACCTCTTCGGCGTTTAGGTAGTAAGTAGTCCTGCTTGGTGCTTCTAGTTTGCGTTTGAGTTCTGCCCTCAATGCCTTGGTGTGAATTTGAACATACTCGGCTTCCCAGTCGGAAACTTCTTTTTTGGCTTTTGCTATTGCGTCTGCGAACGCCTGCTCTTGCGCTTCAATCAATGACTCACTGTCGGCGACTATCGCCTTTATACCCTCTAGGTATCCAATCACCACATACTTATTGACTGTGCCTAGCAACTTCTCACTTGGTGTAGTTCTGTAAGCCATCATTTTATTGTTTACTAGCATTTATGCCTCCCTTTGTTATGAGCAAGTTTACCAACCACCACTGACATTCCCGTGAACTTTTTACGAGTGTCGTATCCTGGCAGAAAAAATAACTATGCTTCGAAAAAGAACGGCAAGGGAAAACCCCCACTAGGGAAATGTCAGTAAACCTAGTGGGGGTCAGGGGGGTGTTAGGGGGAACTAACTCTTTCTATTTCTAAACTCTTGCCATTCGTCATAAATCTCACTCCGCATACTTCTACGGCGACTCTTTGGGTAGCGACTCTGCTCTGCCAAGAAAAGTATGTGTTCTGCTTCTACGGCACTAATGCCACCTAGGAAAAACACTCCAATCAGAATCAGTAGTTCTACTGTCGTGTCTACTCCAGCAACCATAAACATAACCACACAAAACGCTGAACCAAGTGTCACGCCACGAAACATAGTTGCTATGTGTTCGGCGTGATTCATTCGATTCAAATAGACGGCACGCTTGTATTGCCCTCTGCGTTTGCGTTCGTGATAACTAAGTGCCATTAGATACCAAACACCTCTCGCAACTTTTCATCTAGGCGAGCAAGATTACGCTCTGCTCTTGCTGACGAACCTACCAAATACATACCAGACAAAATCTTTATCTCGGCATTGGCATAGCACTCTGACGAGATAGAGGCTTTGGTGCTGTCACCATAAACGCTCTCGCCACCAGCCAACTTCATAGCACGCTCAAAGGCGAACTCTGCGTATAACTCTTTTGCTACCTTGTTGAGAATCTTTGACATTTTTGTATTCCCCTTTCATCAACTACATTACCAACCCCCTCTGACATTTTCAACTTTTCATCAACGGCGTGTCGAAGCTCCAGAAAAAATAACTATGCTTCCAAATAAACTGGCAAAAGAAAAAGTGCCCGCCTTTCGGCAAGCACTCTTTCGGATAAACCTTTTTATGAAACTGAAACGCCACCAGACTTTTCGAGAAAAACGGCAACTCGCTTAATCTCTGTAAGGTCTAGATAATCAGCAAGGTCGAACGTATTCCGAGTAACGCCTAACCCTTGGCATTTCGCGCAGAAACTTATGTACTGAGGCTTACCGAGACTGTCCAGTTCAGTAGTGCCTACACCATCGCAGTGTTCGCAAGTAATAATCGGCGACTTGATTGCCTCGTCGCGTGAGGCTTTCTTATACTCGGCTACTTGCTTGAGGGTGACTTTGTTTAGCAGTTCAGCAATAGTCTTAGTGTCCTCTGCCGACCACAAGGCTCTGTATGCGCTGAAAAATTGCTCAAGTTCTTCCGACTTTAGTGTAGTTTTGGCAAACTCTTTGAGAGCACTGAACCCAGCGATGCCTAGCACTATCTCCTTTTCACCATACTTAAGTCCCTTTGTCTTTGCCCTTAGACTTACGCCCATTTTGTTCCCCTTGTCCCTTTCCTATCAACTTTTGTTGATACCTAAATCCTATCAGTCCTTGACAAATAAGCAAACACGCACGTAAACCCTCTAGAAAAAATAACTATCCACCCCCGAGCGCGGGCAAAAGAAAACCCCCCACTTTCGTGAGGGGCTAACTTTTTACGAACTATCCTGTGAAGGCTTTTCGTGTCTCTTCGACAAGTTCCAACATCTCTGCCACATCTGCGTCGCTCAAGCCAATGGTGTAACCCTCTGGGTCTGTGCCACCTGTGAGAACTACTGTCCCAAAGATTGGGCGATTGCCACCAATCTCTGAGTAGAGTGCTGAACCAATAATGTTTGCTTCCAACTCTGGGCGGAAGATGAACTCCTCGTTCACCCACATAATCACATCTGACGCAACGACTACTGCTTCGATGTAACCATCAACGGCCTTCTGAAGTTTGCTCAATTCATCCTGAGCAATGTCAATGACACTTGCTTCCAATGCTGGTGTGATTACTACTGCTGACTTTGACATCTCTGTCCCCTTTTCTGTCAGAATCTCTGACTAAGAAAATCCTAACACCTTCCACCGCATTACGCAAATCCTTCATAAAAAGTTTCCACCGGCAGCAGAAAAAATAACTACAACTTTTACGGCAAGCAAAAAAATACCCCGCCATTTCTGACGGGGCATTTCTTATTTGGTTATTGGTGACAACCGCACTCGCAGGTTACTGTTCCGCGTTTGGCTTCACGCAACTCTTTACGCTCGTTAGCAAGTTCTTTCAACTTAGTGTTGAACTTCTTGACTTCCCTAGCCCACTTCGACAACTCATCTAGGTTTATGCCTAGGTTGTCTTCAACCCCAAGGTCATTCACAAAGTTCATAGCCAACTCTCGGCGTTGCTCTACAACTTCGTTTATTTCTTCTTGAACAATGGCAAGTCTTGCCTTTATCTCGTTGGTGTCCATACCAACTCCTTTCGTAGTATTACTACTTTACCGCACCTACTTAGAAAAGTCAAGTTGCTCTGTCGTGTTCGTATTGCTCGCAGAAAAAATAACTACACTTCAAAACTTCACGGCAAAAGAAAAGCGGCAGTAGATTGGGGGGAATCTACTGCCGCGACTAGGTAAAGGGGGGGTAACCTAGTATCTTCAACTGTTAGTGAGCAACTTTGCTGCTATCCAGTTGAAATCTATACTACTCTACAAATTCTTCTTCCGCATCCACGCACCACGCGTCAAGGTGGTGATTAATAATAATCTCACGCGCTGGCGCTGTCTTCTTACCGCGATAAGTTACTCCCTCGGGTAAGTCAATCTCTTTGTCCAACTCATCTGCCCAATAGCAATCAATTGCTTCGACACAAGGTGTAATCATTGATGACGGCACCGGCGGGAAGTGGTTGCCCCTTAGGTGCCAATCTAGTTGTTGCTCTAAGGTCAAATTAGTTTCCGCAATTCCCATTGCTGTTACGTGTCCCATTAGTCTTCCTCTCCAGTTCCATAATACTCATTAACTAAGTCTTCCTGAATGTTATCGGCGATGATGAATTCTTCGAATGTCCATTCGTGTGAACCGAATGTAACTCGCTGATTAGGGAAGTCAATCACCGCGTGAAAATAACTTTCCTCGAATAGGTTATCGCTATCATTGCCTACGGCAATCCCGAATCCAGTTACGCTGTCCCATTCGTTGCCAATAATCTGGCTGATAAAAATACGCACGCCATAACTCGTATCGCTCCAGCGTGGCATTGCGCTAATAAGCGCTCGCTGTGTGTCGGCAAACTTATCTTCTCCGCCATTGTGGCTGTAAAGGTGAACGGCGTTCCCGCTGTTGTCCTCTTTGATAATCCACGCTGTTCTCGAACCCATTTCGAAACCCCTTTCTAGGTATGCCCTAATTCTATCAATCTGTCGTGAAAAGTCAACTTCATCTGGCAGCGGCGATTCGCTGAAAGTGTGAGAAAAAATAACTACACTCGGCGAGCGCAAAAGGGTAAAAGAAAACCCCGCCTAAGCGGGGCTAACTTTTTATGGTGTTTAGTAAGTTGGGGTGTATTGAATGTTGAGCATACGAACCAATCGCTTTTTGTTTGGCGATGGTGAGTAATACGCTAGAAACTTCTCTACCGCAGTTGCTGGTAGTGACCTTAGGATTCTGCCTAGTAGCGTGCTAGTGGTCTGGCTAATCTGCCAATCTGCTAGAGAAACAATCTCGTGAGTGTGAATGTTGTATTCGAGAATCGTAGTTCTCCAGTGGACAATCGTGTAGATTCCAGTGTCGCTCATCTCAGCTACAATCGTGCCATTGTAGTTTACGAATGGCTGAAACTTCTTGATGTAGCCATTGATTTCATAGTTAGCAATTCTTGCCATTTTAGTTCCCCTTTCGAACTTGCTATAAGTTTACCAATACCCTACGACATTTTTCGTGTTCGTGAAAAGTTTCGTGAAAAGTCTGTCACCTCCAGAAAAAATAACTATGACTTTGATTTACAGCAAAAAAGAAACCCCCGCATTTCTGCGGGGGCTTCTCGTGATTCTGCTTAGTCCAACTTAGCCAGTTCGCTGGTGAGGCAAGCAAGCAAGGCTTCTGCTTCTGCCTTGGTAAATCTGTGGCTCAAGATGTCCACGTGAGTCGTGATTGGCTCGTCACCATAACTGATTGAAACGTAGGTGTGACCAGTAATCGAAACCCAGACATTGTTGTCGTCTGCGTCTGCGCTGGTGTAGATGTCAATCGAGTTTGACACATAGGTGTCGCTCTCGTCGTTGCTTCTAACAGAAACCTTGGCAGAGCTTTGCTCTCCAAGTTCAGTAGCGAGGTCTAGAACGACCTGCTCCTTTACAGCTGTGGTAGTCATAATGACTTTCCCCTCGTTTTGTATAAGCCTTGTTGCTTATGGAATAAGCGTATACCCTATGGCTGACATTTGTCAAATCTTTCTCGTGTGGCGTGTCGTGCCAGAAAAAATAACTACACTCGAAAAAATGACGGCATAAAAAATCCCCCAATCTGGCTCGCTGTCCAAGATTATTGGGGGAAAACTTTTTATGGATTACAAATAGCAATCTCCGCATTTAGGGATTCTGCCACCCAGGCTCTCAATCCAATCTTGAGTTCGCTGGTCTACTGTGTAATCATCTCCGCACTTGTAGCAAGTGTGCGTGTAGCGTGGCTCGTCTGGTGATAGTCGTCTGCCACTTCTCATAGCGAGGTTCGTAAGTTCCTCGTCTGTGAGTTCTGGATTCTCGGCGTGTAGTCGCATTAGTCCCTCTCATCTCTCCATTGGTCGTAAGCGGCATCTTCATCATAGCCACCCTCGTCTGCTATCTCTTTGGTGAGGATAGCCTTACAATCTGGACACTCCGCACTTGCGTTGTGTCCCCAATCATCTGTCTGCCCATCTAGCACGAACTCGTCTTCGCAGTTGTCGCAGTAGAAGATACCTGAATAATCCTCTTGGTAGATACCTGACCCCATCATAGAGCCACCATCTCCATAACTCCCTAATGACATTTCTTGTCCTTTCTGTCTTTCGACAATCTGATTATTACATAGTGGTCGGACATTTAGCAACTTTTTATCAGCGTGTCAAAGTTCTAGAAATCTATCAGAAAAAATAACTATGGGGAAAATCAAGACAAAGAAAAACCCCTAGCAGTTCGCTAGGGGTCAAATCTTTTTTGGCTATCGCAGGTCTGCGTATTGCTTCTGCCAATCGAAGTTTCTGACTGACTCTGCTTCCAAAATGCTTTCAGCATTGTCGGGAACTTGAGCCATACGAAGTCCAGCCTGAATCACAAGTTCATACGAACCTACACCCAGTCCGTCTGCGATTGACTGGATAATCCCACTCGAAGGACACTTGTGTCCTCGCTCTACCTCTGATAGGTAACCCAGAGCAAGGTATCCGTTAGCACTTAGGTTGCGTAGCGTCAACCCTTTAGCAAGCCGTTGCTCTCGCACAACCTCGCCGAAAGCGGTCTGAAAATCTGTTCCCACTTCTACTCCTCGCCGTCCGTGTGGTCGTGGTCGCAGTTAGCGTGAGGGTCTGACCAGTTCTTGCCTTCTTCTTGCCAGCCGTTCTGCTCGATAATCCGCTCAACAACCTCGCCACATTCCATAGCGGTTAGTTTCAGATTGGTAATCAACTCGTCCACGCCGTTCATAAGGTCGGTGTTGTCCGTGCCTTCGTATTCAAGCCGTGCCTTGAACTGCTCGGCAAGTTGCTCTGTTGCTTTCAACGCCCGATACATAGTTGGGTCTGCGTATCCGTCTTTCACATACGACTCAATAAGCACGCCGACTACTGTGAGGGTAAGTCCCGTGATGTCCTCTAGTTCCAATGGCTGATTCATTCAGCACCCCTTTCCTTTGGTATCAGATTACCACTAACTTCCGACAATTTCCACTCATTTCCTAATCGTGTCAAACCTGCCAGAAAAAATAACTATTCGTGTTGATGAGAAAAAAGGGGCAGGGCTTTCGCCCCACCCCTCTCTCTCGTGCTACTTCGCCTGTCGTGTCACAGAACGAATAGGGTATTGCTTCTTGGTGACGAGGCACGCCTCGTAGACCTCTGGGAACTTGGTCTTTAGAAGTTCCATGTCCACAGACTCTTTCGACTGCTCTGCGATAACCGCAACCTCAACGCCATTGTGGATTAGGGTCTGGGCTTTCTCGCCCACTACGGCAAAGATGTCTTTGCGTAGTTCGTCTACACGCTTGGTCGCCGAGTTCGCAATCGCACGAACATCTTTCAGTTCGTCCAACATAGCCACGAACTTCTTTGTGACCTTGACGACCTCTGCTACTGGTGTTGCCTGTGTTGCTTGGGAAATGACCTTAGTCATGACTTCCCCCCTCTTGGGCTACTTCTGTTTCACCCTGATTGGATACTCCAATCCTACCTCTTTTCAACCAAAAAGCAAATCAAAGTTTCCTGCGTGTCGCACCAGAAAAAATAACTATTGGGCTGGCAATCCGGGCTGGGGAGTGCCAACTTTTTACGAGCTAAAGAAAGTCAGAGCGGCAACTTTTATGATCACTAGAACTCCCAGAGCGATACCTCGGGAAAGGCGAAACCCCTACCAAGACTTGGGGGAAGCAACTTGATAGGGGTTTCTATTGACTATCCGTTGGGAACTAGTGTCAGGTGAAAGGGGGGAACTCCCGAGTTTCGCTCAACCTCTAGATAGGCAATCCGTTGTGCTTAGGTGAGTGAACCCACCTTTGCTAAGGCTTCGCTTGCCGACTTGCCGACTAGCAGGGCAATCTCGGCGGTGTCTAGGTTGTCCAAGTGAACTCCCCACGCCGATTCTCGGATAATGCTTCTAGCACCAATCGAGTAGCAATCTTTCGGTGTAATCCAGAGAACCGCCACGCCGTTCGCTTTACACTCTCGTAGAACCTTGACTGCCCATTCCGTCTGCTTCGGTGTGTAGTTGCCGTCTGAAACGATAACCAACATTCTCACGCCGTCACCGAAAGTCAATCCGAGTTCGCCGTCCAACGCCTCAAACGCCTCGCCAAACATTTCCGTTCCGTCTGGTGCGGTGTAAATCGTGACCTCGTTCAAACGCTGTCCACGCTTGAGAGTTGGAAAGATACCCGAGCCGTAGTAAATCATAGCCGTTTCAGCCTGAATCCTGCGACCTGCTTCGGAGAGAACCCACGCTGTCGTTCCCATAGCGTTCATAGCCGAACCCATAGAACCCGAGATGTCCACCATTACGCCAAGACGAAGTGTTGGGTCGTCTGTGTGCTTGCGTGTCTTTGACTTCCAAGTTGGGAGTTCGCCACGCATACCCATAGATTCGACTGCTCGATTCTGAATCAGATTCCTAGCAATCAGTTTTCCCTGTGGCATTTGGGTCTTGCGAATGTGAACAGAGCGTTCACGATACTTCGCCTTTTCCAAAGACTTCGCAATCGAAACGGCACTTGCTCGCTCTGCCCCAGTTGGCTGTCTGCGAGTGTCCACTCGTGAACTTGAGCCACTTCCAGTTTCAGGGCTGTGGGTCTTGTCGAAAACCTGCTTCGCCTTTTGCTTGCGTTCGTTGCTCTTGTTCGCTTCGCTCTGGCGTGCCTTTGACTGCTCTTGAAACTGCTCGTGCTTCTCTTGGTCTGCGAGAGAATCGCTGGCGTTCATCTCTGCTTCTGTGGCAGACTGCGAAAGTTTAGCAATCATCTTTTTCATAGTGTCAGACATTTCGCCCTCGCCAGATTCGCCCTCGCCCTCGCCCTCGCCAGATTCGCCCTCTGATTCCTCGAAAGGGTTGCCAACTGAACCTGCCTGTGGCTCGCCCTCTGGGTCTGCCTCACGCAAAAGTTCAACCCACTTCTTTGAGAGTTGAATCGCACGCTCGACCTGTGGCACGCCTAGCGACTGAAACTCAATCCAGACTTTGCGTAGTTCGTCAAACAAATCCTGACCAATAACTGAAACGACTTCTCGATAGATGTCAGAGATGTCTGCCACCTCTAGCACGCCAGAATCTACTCGTGAGATTGCCAGACCTGCTAGTTGGGCTGTGTTCCAGATGTCACCTGCTAGGTTGCCAAGTGACTGCTCATTGACACCCTCAAGTGCCATTTCCAAAGCCGAAGTGCGTAGGAACAAACGATTCTCTGGTCGCTCTTTGATTCCCTTTGCTTCGATACGAGATTCCTCAAGCAACATAAATGCCTGTGCCTCAAGTGGCTCAAGTTGGGTGCTTAGGTATTTGGTATCCCACTTGGTATGACGAGCGTGTAGTGCTTCGTGGAATAGGATTCCAGTTGCCATTGGGAACTCATACTGAACTGCCTTGTCCATAATGTTTCCGACAAACTCTGCTGGCGTGAACTCTCCAAATGCTTTCGGCAAGTTCACCTCAATCTCGGCAATCTCTGAATAAAAAGCGGCGACTGCTCGACCCTCGGCAGAATCCTCACCTGCGTAAACTACTAGGTCGCTTCTCCAAGACCAGTCATTGACCAGTCGTCCAATCTGTGAACAAACTCGCAACCACTCTGGGTTGGTTGTCGCTGTTCGAGTTGTAAGTCTTGACTTACCCTTTGCTTCGTAGTGTGCCATTTGCTTCCCTTTCATTTGGCTTATGTGTCTAGTTTACCCTTTTCGGGGAAAGTGTCAAGTCCATTTTGAAAAAACTTTTTCGACACTTCCCCCTCGGGTTATTTAGGGGACACGAACCCTAAATCTTTGCTGGCAGAATCGCCTCTCCGAATACTCGGGTGAATACATCACTAGCGATTGCTCTGTCAATCTCTGGTGCGGAAGCGAGCAAGTTTTGAACCGCCCACTTAGTTCCGAACAACTTGGTCAAATCTCTAAACGCTAGAAGTTCACGCATTTGAGGCGACCACGAAGTTTCACCATTTTCCATTTTCTTTGCCAAGTTCTGTGAGGCGACAACCGCACTCTGCGGAACGCCCAACTTCTTTGCCAAGTTCCAGTCAGTTGTCAGTTCTGCCTGAATCGCAAAGCGAGATAGAAGTGCCTCGCTCAAACGAACACCTGCGACATTTGGGTTGGTCGCACTCACGACATAAAAGCCCTCTTGTGCTTTCACAACTCCACGCTCGGGATTCGCTGTGACGACCAGTTCTTTTCTTCCGTCCATTAGACCATAGACCACCGAAAGAACCTTTGGGTCAATCAGACCAATCTCGTCAATCAAAAGCACCTTGCCCTCGGAAGCCGCTTTTGTCAAAACTCCGTCCACCCACTCGAAACCGCCACTTGGGGTCTGGACATAGCCACCCACCAAGTCAGCAACCTCTGTGTCGCCAGAGCCAAGAATCGTGTAGAGTTCGTCTGGAAAAGCGGCTTCGACCATAGCAGTCTTACCAGTTCCAGGGACTCCATAGAGCATTACATAGGCACTTGCTTCTCGTGCTTTGCGTAGCACTTCGACATCAGTATTTTCGCCCCACTTGCGACCAAAGTAAAGGTCGCCATTAGGTCGTGCGTATGATTCCGCACCCTCTAATGATTCTGCTGTTTCCATAACTTCCTCGAACTTGACTGGCTCGGCGATTGCCTCTGCTGAATCTAGTTTAGTCGGAGTTGAAACCTTAGTTCCAGACTTGGCTCGAAGTGTTGCTCGACCTGCTGGAGTTAGATGTTCGTCAAGAATCGAAGTCGTGATTCCGAAACTCGCACCTGATACCGCACCTGCTACCTGCTCGACCAACTTGTCGAAGTCAAGACCTGCGATAGTTGGGTCTGGGTGTTCTGCTACTACTTTGTTCTGATACATTTGGCTTCCGCCCTTTCGTGTCGTGTCTTTGTATCTGACTTGTATTATGCCAGTTTTGTTGGGAACTTGTCAAGTGATTCACGAACCTTGTTGATTCGGCGAATAACTGCTTGTGGAGTTTTGCGATTGAGGTGTAGGTCTGCGTAATCTTGGTCAGTCAGTTCGACTGCGATTGGCTTGCTATCACGAACTACCCAACCCTGCTTTGCGATAGTCGAGCGATTGCCCTCTGAATCTGGCTCGCTGTAAGTTGTCGAGATAGTGTAGTTGCGTAGGAGATTTGCGATTGCTCGCTTTCGAGAATCAAACTTCTCTCGCTCTGTGAGTTCGTCCCACTCGGCGTTGCTGTATGAGTTGTAGTTCACATACGAATCATTAGCAGAGTGAGCCTCTGCTGGCTTCAAACGGAATCTGTCTGTGTAGGTGAAATCCCATTGTGCCTTTGGCGAGAATGATGAAACTAGGCGTTCCATAACTACCGCACTCCACACTTTGCCTGTGTCGTCTTGATACTCTGGGAAAATAAGAATCTGCTTAGTTCCCTCGAACTGCCAACCCAACAAAGAGCGAAGTTCGTCCTTGTCCATACTGCTGTCGCCAACCAACTCTAGGTAGAGTGCCTTGCCGACAATCTTTGGTGCTACTGCTGTGGTAGTCATTTGACTATCCCCTTTCGTGTCGTGTCGCTGGATTTTTCCAACAAGTAGATTGAAGCATACTTTTTACGGAATGTCAAATGTATCTCATAAAAAGTTTCATAACAAACTGATAACGGAACTTTTTTAGCAACCTGTAAGAAAAAATAACTACAAAGCAAAAATCTGCTAGAAAAAATAACTACAAATCTGGGCAAAGAAAAAGAGCCAGTTTAGACACTTGGCTCAGGTGTTTGACTTTACAGTCGGGGTCTAGCAGATTTCAAAACCACCAGAGTCTATTAGGAACTCTGCGAAGTCTTTGACATCATCTGGCTCTAGGTAATAGGAGGTGGCGAAGTTCTCACGCTTGCCAACTCCAGAGCAGGCATTACACGAACCCTTGGTGCGACCAACAATAATCGCAATGTCTGGCTCAAGTTCTTTTTCAGGCCACCCAGACTCTATGCCCAGTTGGTCTGTGCGAATACCTGTGCCTTCACAGATTTGGCAATCCTCGAATGGCAACTCAGACAGAGCCTTGTTTCGCTCGGCAACATACTCGACAACTTTTCCAGAGGTGTAGTCCTCCATCAAAAGTTTTGCCAACTTGGTGGCATTTCGTGAACCCAGTCCATCGCCATCGTTGGTGTGTGCGTGTTCAACCAACTCAGCAATCTCTGGGTGATTGTCCTCTACATAACCCCATAGTGGATGCCAGCCCCATACATTCCTACGGAAGTATTGACCAGCCTCTGACTTTGGGTTTTTCCCATAAACATCCATACCCATTTAGGTATCCCCTTTCTTTGGTAGTTCAAGTAAACCATAAAAGGGTATAAGTGTCAAGTCAAATCAGACGCACTTATTTAGTGTCAGAAAAAATAACTATGAATCAGAAAAAGTCGTATTCGTCATCATCAGCTTGGAAGTGACTTTTAACGACTGGAGGAAAGAAGGCGTCCACGTAGTCAAGCACTGGACTTGCGCACTCTTCACATACGACCCAGTCCTGGTCGTTCTCGTCAACTACTAGTACGAAGGGTTCGAACTCGCATGTTGGGTTCGAGTAGCAAAGCTTCTCCTTGCACTCAGAGCAGTCCGTTACAGCTAGCTGCTCTGGCAGGATCAGACCAGAGGTGAGGGCGAGCTCTAGGTCTCGCTCGGTTTCAAAATAGTGGACTTCTAATGAACGCATGAGTATAGCATACAGCGAGCGCATGCCGTTGATTTGGAACGCGCTCGCCGTAGTGCTATAGCAGGCCTACCAACTTGAGTTGTAGTAGAAATCGTATCCGTTCATACCATCAGGCAGGCCAAGTATTTGGGCAAGCCGTTTTGCTGTCCAGTCGGTGGACTCAAAGTAGTACTCGTCATAGTCCGTGCCACCAAAGAAGAACCCACTCGCCGTTGGTAAATACTTAGCGGCTACCTCGCCCGTGCCACCTTCAACAACCTTGCGGCAGGCCTCTTCAAGTTCTATCAACTTTTCACGAGAGACGTAGTAAGTCTTGCAGTCATCCGTGCCGTCTTGAACATTCTTCACAAACCACTCGTGAATGTGATTGACCTTCCGCCAGTAAGCAACGTTCACGCTTACCGTAGCGAAGCGCTCATCGTGCATGTCTTGCAGCCCGACGGCTTCAGTTATGTTCTTGAAGAGTTCTTGCTCTTCTGGCTTGGTGTGTGAATATCCGCTCACAAATTTGCGAGCCTCTAGGTACATGTCCAATCCCATGGCTAGCCCTCAATCTCTACTAGTTCAGTTAGCAAGTCATCTGCCTGCTCTTCAGTTATGTATTCGAACTCCTGTGCGTTATCTACAGCACAAGTCAGTCCATCATTGAAGCCCATCTGGTAGGCCTTCTTTAGTTCTGGGTTTCCATAGAAGTCCATGTTAGTTGTCGTCCCTACTTACTTCATAGGTGACGCTACCATCTAGGAACTCGGCGTCATCTTGGTATTCGACGGGCAGGGTTGCCGCCTCGTAGTTATCTGTGATGTGTTTCTGGATAGTGTCATTGAACTCATCCATCTCTACTTCATAGGTTGAAACAATGGTGATTGTGACTTTCATCTGAAGCCCCTTTCTTTGTGTGTCTAAACAATAGCAGACGCTGCTACTTTTGTCAACCTACTTTTTAGGCGTGTCGAACCTAGGAACAAGTTCATTGAATTCAGCGGCGCAGCAGTGAAATCATCTTTCGTTAAAAGTTTTCCCAGGCGGGACTCCAGGCACCCAATACATAACATTCCACGCTTCTTCGAAAACGCTGAGCTCCAGACATCGTCATGGACCATGTAGTACTCACCGTTACAGTTCGTGCACATTGCGCAGTCCGCGCATCGAAACATCTTGTAGTCACTGCAGGTGCAATCCGTCATGTGTTAACTGTAGCACTTCAGTGTCGAGAAGTCAAGTCCAGGCGGACCGTCTGCATTCGAAGCTTCCAGGCCGCAGCGTTAACGGGCCGTTAAAAGTTTGGATCCGGTTAGGTTACCCTTAGACCTTTTCCCACATGCGGATGTCCGTGAAGGTCTTCCGTATGCTGTCCGCGGTTTCTTCATCCGGAGCTGTGATGATGAGCTCGCCGTCCATCAATGATTCGTTAAAAGTTAGGATCATCCCGTTCTCCCGGTAAAAGTCGAGAGCTACTTCAGGGATGACCCGGTACTTGTAAGTATTCATGAAACCTCCAGCAGCTGGCCGCCGGTCCCGGCAGCAGGTTTTATTGTTCGTTAAAAGTTTAGATCCCGCATGCAGCGCGAGTTAATTCAGACTCCGGCACGCCGCCAACAATTAACGTAGCGTGAGAGTTATGCATGTTGCTGCAGACGAAGTAGCCTAGCCGGCCCTTAACGCGTAACCCATTGCGAAGCTTCAGCGCTCCATCTTCGTCGCGATATAGCGTCCACTGCTTCTGGTTGTACTGGGAGACTACGTACTCCCACTGGGCACCCTCGTGAAGGTATAGCAGGCCGCCAAATGCAGCAGCGCCATCAATCTGGTTTGCCTCAGGGCGGTATGCCTGAACCCAGTCTCTGTACGTGATGTGCTCTTCTTCGTACTTGTAGTTATCTGGATTGAATTCTTTAGCCATCTTGCTGCACGTCTTTCTTTTTTGATGAGTCGACAACAGTCTTCAGCTTATCCCAATCTCCATGTGGTGAACCTTGGTATACCTGGCCAGTCTCTCGATCGATGAGTAACCACTTCTCCGGACTCTTGGTATACACCGTCATGATAATCGGTGAGCTGTACTCAGGGTAGTGGTGAGCTGTGCGATCACCCGTTGCATCATTAAGCATCGATCCTGAACAATCCTGTCTGCTGCGCTAACCGGTTAAGCGTCCTTACATCAGGCAAGCCGGTTACGTCCTTACCAACAAATCCTAGCATACGTTGGTATCTAGAGCAAGCCGCTGCGGTCACTGAGTCCCACTTACCTGGTTCACATCCGCGGAGATCCGTTACCGTCGCTAGCGCTAGCTGAATTGTTTCGACGCGCTTATTCCGGTCCCCGTGTTTGATCTCGCCGTTCGTTAAAAGTTTGACCCGGGCCTTCGCTGCAGCTTCGAGCTCAGCCATATCCGAGCCGTCAAAAGTTGTGCGGCCGCGATCCAGGAGCTTCATTAACCATTCGTTAAAAGTTACCCGTCGCTGCGGGCCCTCGAACTTTGGATGACAGAACACAACAACGTCGTTGATGCTGCGGACTTTTTGATAGACGCCGTCCTTCTTCTGGTAAGCGCCGGCACCTTCAGTGTTTCCCTCAACTGTGACGAAACGTCCAGTCTCCTGGAATTCACGTACGTCGATAACAATCCCACAGTGTGGCATGCTAAAAGCGCTCGCCGCAGCTCCAACGTTTGATGAAAAGTTATAGATCGCGATAGCTCCTGGCCGGGCTTCTCGTGAAAAGTTTCCCTCCCTGAGGAATTCCGCGAGCGCGGCCGGAGTGTAAACAAAAGAAGGAAGCTGCAGGCCGGCATCTTTTGCACAGACGTCAATGAATGCGCCGGCCCATGGCTGCGCGTCGTAACCAACCTTTTGACCAAAGATGTTTCGGCCGCCTAGGTCCACAGTGTAGCTCAAGTACTGCTGTGCTGTCTTCATGAAAAGTTCAGCAGCAGCTGCAGGATTCTTGCGTTTACGTAGTATCACGTAAACCATCCTACTCTAAACGAAGCGGCGGGGTATAAGGAGATTTAAATTCCGGTAGATCCAATTGGTTTTCACGTTCCATGGATTCTTCCAGGATCTGCTGATGCGTACGTTCAGCGGTGTGAGTGTAGACGAGTCCCGCATTGAAGGAACGTAACTCAACGTACAGGTTATGAGCTTCCTGGGCAAGAGCGGTTAAGCGAATGTGCTCTACACGATTATGCGCGTTTGAGATATCCGTCTTCAGGTTCTCGTAGTGTATCCGGGCCGTCTCTACGATATCGCTGAACTCCTGGTTAATTCGCACGGTCCGTTACTTCTCTTCCTGGTTTGTAGTAGTAGCAGGCCGTTCTTCAGTTTCGGATCCGGTAGCTGCAGCTTTTGATTCTTCGTTAAAAGTTTCAGATCCGGCGCTCGCCGGTTCCTCGACGACAACTTCAGCGTCTATGGTTTCCACGCCGTCGTCCGTCAAAAGTCTCGCCGCCGTGGCCGCGCCTAATGTCAGACGCTCCAACCGTTCAGCAATAATCTGTGCTGCAGGACGAACGTCGATATTGACATTGGTATCAATCTCCACGCCGCCTCGAACTCCAGCTCGGTCCAAGATCTCGGTTGCTGCTTTGAGCTTAACAGGTTCTGACTCGGCAAACTCCATAAGCTCTTCAAGTTTGTCAACTGCGAATGGCGCAGCTTGCATCAACTTTTCACGAGCTCGTTCAATGTCGTCGCTGGTCTTGTGTTTAACACTGCGCAAATGTACACGACACAGGCCGTCATCCTTTGGACGCCCTGAACCCCAAAGCATGCATCGAATGCCATCGGTCTTAATGTGACGACAACGATGAGGTTGAGCTAGAGGTTGACGCTTTGGGTTTAGGTGACCCGTCTCTTGTTCTTTTAAATATAGCCTAGTTGCGTTTACTACCCAAGGTGGTACCAGGTAGTCGGAAGCTTCTTCGGCTATGAGATCCAGGCCGGTTAAGTAATCTGAGTTGTTATCCGTTGGAACGGAAAGTATTGGACGCTTCTCTGCTAATGAGAGTAGACGGCGCTCGCGGGTTGATTCAGCGGTGCGTACTTTGATCAGGCCGGTTGAAGAACCTGCGCTGGAATATACCGGTTCCCATTGTAAGCGGGCCCGTCTTAATATAGCACGGTGTTCAAAGGTGTCCTCGCAGATACCCTTGTCAACTTCTTCGATACCAAGCTCTGATAGGTCCTGGAGGATGGAGACTGGCTCGTCTACTACGTAATCCAGGCCGTCTTCTTTAGTGGACTCGCCGTTTAATTCTAGCAATCTTGGCTCCTATTGTCAAACCAAGTAAGGGAAGACGACCCGTACAACTGGGGAGAGGACTGTATACGGGCCGCCTTCACCATTAATTGTAAGGGATGCACGCCGTTATTAGTTTTAGCGGAAGTATTCGAGGTAAACATAGCAACAATTGTACAATGATGAAAAGTTGTTGAGTTAGAGTTCGGACGAATTTTTGCGCGAGGTGAGAGGAAACGCAGGGGTTTGCCCCTTTCATTAACAACGAGTCTATTCTCCATGACTCTGCTCCCCCTCCTCGGACCTGCTTTTGAATCGTCCATTAGCATCTCTTTTAGTACCTTGACCAGAGATGAGCTGAGATAGGGTCTTCCGGATGTTCTTCTGCTCTAGCCAAACTTCGTATGCATCCATGCGGTTTACATACCCTGGCTTGACCATCTTAAGTTTCTCGTGGCTGATCCAGTTGTAGATAGTTTTAACAGAAACGCCAAGTTCCTCAGCCATGAGGATGACCTTCACTGAATCTGATTCCAAGTTAAACTCCTACAAAAAAGGACCGCCCCATCACTCTAACATGATGAGGCGGTCGAATAACCCTAGCTTGGGTTATTTTGTTTCCCTCTCTCCCAAGAGGAAACAAATCTGCGTGTTGGTCCCGGTTCTTCCCAGCCTTCCCAGACTGCCGGGACCTTCACATTTTTATTATAGTACTACTTTTTCTTAGGAGTTGCCTTCTTGGTTGAAGTTGCTGCTGGCTTAGCCTTTGGTGCTTCAGCCTTCTTAGCAGCAGGCTTTGCTGCTGGCTTTACAGCAGGTGCAACCTGAGGCTTTGCAGCTGCCTTAACTTCAGCAACCTTCTTTGCAGCCTTTGCAGCCTGTGCCTTTGCGTACTCTTCTTCGGCTGCCTTAGCCTTAGCCTGCTGTGCAAGAACTGCTTCGCGGGCTGCTCGGCGCTGGGCCTCAAGCTCTGCCTGCTCTCGGACAAGTTCTGCTACTAGCTTCTCGCTGTAGCCTAGACCGACTGCACTACGGAACTTCTCCCATGCTGAGATTTTTGCCATTGTATTTCCTAACTTAGTTATTTGTTGTTTTTGATGTTAACACATTAAGCGCTGTGTTCGCGGGGGTCTCTACAATCTGCGCAAAGGAATGCTGTGACTCCTTGGTCGTCTTCACTGTCGAGTAGTGCAACGCCAGTAGATGTAACTCTGACTGGGTAGTAAGGGGCTTCGACCTTGCAGATTTCACACTGCTTAGGGATGAGCCACTCAACCTTCTGAGTGAACTCTTCGTCGCCATAGGTTTCCTTGGATGCTGCATACCCCATTGCTAGGGCATGCTTCTTCCCTGAGCCATGACTCTTCCTCATGAAGAATCTGGTATTAGGAACTTCTAGCACCGCACGTTGGTTGATGCATGGACATGCATATGCTCCAGGCTTACAGAAGTGTCTGTTCTGGAATTTGTCATACTTGTGTCTAGACATACCATGACCACAGGCACATATGCGCCTATCGTCATTTCGTACGGTTACGAGAAGGTTCTCCTTGGACTCAAGGACTTCGTCGTAATCTAGATCAAAATCGTCCATTTAGTTGCTTGCTCCGAACATGTATGTCGAATCTGTTGGTGCTGATACTCCTGCTCCAACCATGATGTTCATAATCTTTGCAAGTTCTGCATAGATTGGGCTGCCCATTGCTGCTGCTGCAATCTTGGTGCCCTGCTCAACTAGACGCTCTTGTAGGCTGTCATCCCATTCTGATTCTGGTACTTCAGAAACCGGGTGCCAGTTCTCACCGTCAAAGACGGCAGGATATCCTTCGCCGTAAACGATAACGTAGCCATACTGCATACCAGTCTCATCAGTGAATGGTGAAAACAATACGCCATCTGGGTCTCGCATTACACGAACTCCACGCATCTTCCCTGCATTTGCTTTAATCATTTTTCTCCTTAGCCTAGAAATTCTAGGTGATTTGTCTCTTTCTTGCTAGGCACATTACCTAACCAAGTTTCTCCATCGAACTGATACAGGTCTCCCTTAGAGTCCTGATACCAGCCAATCTCATATGACTCTGGCTCTTGAATTTCGATCTTCTCTCCTACGGAACCTAACTCAGCTCGTAGTGTAGCTAGATCTACGTCCTCAAGCTTTGCACCATGAACATCAGTAATCACGGCGACATCTGTAGGATCAAGCTTCTCCCATTTGTTGCTCTTGTGATGGGCAACTTTCATTACATAGATAATCCCATTTTTCTTGCGAAGTTGGATCATGTCATTGTCATCTGTTGCAATGCGATTTGCCCAAGCTTTGACAGTGTTGATGGAAGGAACAGGTCCATAGTCTTCATCTAGCTCTGAGATATCATCATCAATTACTTCTACCATTAGTGGCTTCATCCTAGGTACTCCAAACTTCTTAGTGATTGATCTGGGACCTTATCCCAAATCACTCCGTCGTATTGAAACAGATCTCCTCGGTCACTCTGATACCAACCAGGCTTCAACTCAGGCATTCTCTTTAATTCCTCTGCCCTGATGTATCTATAAAGCTCTTCCTTGTCAAACTCACCGAGGTGCTTCTTGTAATCTGTCTCGTTCTTCATATCTCCTCATTCTAGAAAACTGAATCCTATTTGTCAAGTACCTTCTATATTTCTTACTTTACTTTTCCACGCAAGTGGAAATCCACTAAGAGTCTAGCAGATTCTTATATTTCTTATTTTCTACCCTACTAGGCACTTAATTGATACTGTTACAATATTTTTGCATAAGGCTATCACACACACGTCACGCGTATTAGAGATTATTGTTGCAGTATAAAGTAACTTAGTAGATATATAGAAATATTATCAACTTTTTCCCCTACCCCTTTATCATTTCTTGCTAATACGAAAAAAATATATTAGCAGAAATCAATTTTCCCTACACTCTTCGTCGTCTTTGGATTTTAATATCGGCGTCCAGTATTTTCCCATACCTAAAACAATTTCCTGCTAATAGCCTCAGCCAAATAGCCCCCGCCACATCCCCGTAAACTGTTTTCATGGCAAGCAGCAACCTACCTAATACGTCTCTAGATGTAGCCTTAAGGCGTCTAGAGCTTTGTACTTATGCTGTTCAGGAGATTCACATAGAGCTGAATCAGCCCCAGGACCCAGACTCAAAGGCGGATCTTATTCTCGCCACAGAGAAGTTGGTTGCAGAGACGGTTGACCTATATCAAACCGTTAGGGTTTATGTTTGGGGAGAAGACGAACCCGAAGAAGACGAAGACTAGACCTAGCGATGAAACCTAGGCGGAAATAGCGCCTTTACTAGTTGCTTCCGGATTCTGGCTTGTTCTGCACTGTCTGCATTCTTTAGCGCTTCCTCTACGTGACGGCGCACAGACATATATAGAAGCGCAAAAGCGGTGATGCCTGAAAACAGGAACACCACCGCAATCACAAAGATTACATTTAAGAAATCATGGTTAGCCATGATTCTATTGTATCTACTTATTCTTTCCTGATTCCTTGGACCAAGCATTAAGAGCCTGCTCCATAGCGCCCCAGCCATCCTTAGCCTGCTTCTTACGCTTAGTGTACTGGCGTCCAGCAATCCAGAATAGGACCACAATCTCAAGAACCAAAAGGCTCAAAGCTCCGACAGCGAAAGCCCACCAACTCCATGTAAAAGTCAAAGTGACCATAACTCTCTCCTTACTCCTTATTCTCTAGGTTAGTTTACAAACTCTAGTTTAATGTTATTTAACCACTGGACAACTTCGACGCGCAATACCGGAACGATGGTTCCGTCTGCCTCTTCGATGCCCTTCATGTTAAGTTCCATGTCTCCCGCGCAGTCAGCACAGACGTCTACGTTCATGGAGATGTCTCCAAAGTCGTCTTCCTCTACGATTGCTCGCACGCGATTCATTTCATATGCCTCGAAGACTTCGTCACAGTTGTCGCAGGTGAAATCTACGTTAGTAGTTGTAGTAGCCATTTGTTTGTTCCTTGTTCCTTTCTGTTTGTATTTAGACCATACACCCTAATAAATTTCTTGTCAAGCACAAACTAACAAAAAGGGAAAAGAAAACGGCCCAGAGAAATGCGACAAACTCTGGACCGTCTTCACAACAGAAAGGAGTGACAGGGAAAAATGATAAACCCTGGACTACCCGTAAACCCTAGTAAACAGGCAAGTACATCGTAACACATCTAGATACGTCTAGCAACATTTCTGGTAAAATATTTATAGGCTGGGGAGCCATCAGGAGTCCCCTAAAATGTCAGCCAAGTCTGCTAACACTAAAGCAAAAAACAACTCTAAGTTTCACTTAACGCTTGACATCACCTACAGGGTGATCGCCACTTTCATTGCATCCGCGCTCAGCGTTATTGGTGCAGGCTCAATTATTGGTTTAGATCTATGGATGTCTGCCGCGCTCGGCGGACTATTGGCAGTTGCCAAGGTTGTAGAGAAACTAGCCCTCGCTTTCCTAGAGGACGGGAAAATCGACCGCAAAGAAGTTAATGCCATCTTCTCTCAAGTTGTCCGCCTAAAGAACGCCGAAGAGCTAGGAGACAAGAAATAATGTCAAAGACCAGCAAAGTCCTAAGAGTATATCTAGCCACAGCCCTAACATTCGGCTGGACCTTAGCCGTTGGTGCTACCGCTTCGTTCGCGGAAGAACCAGCCCCAACAGAGCCAGTAGTTGTTGTAGTCACTACTCCAGGTGGCGATGACTCGTCTTACCAGATCCCACTGACAACCACTGTAACTTTTGACGGAGTTGAATACAGCAACGTCTACGCTACAACTAACTCAGTCATAACCTTTGGTCGTCCAGACGGAACTTACTGGACTTACCCAGCAACCCCATCAATCTCCCTTTACTCTATGGACTGGGTTGTCTACCCTAACGCTCGTGCAGACGAGCACCTAATCATCCGCGCATCTGACGGAGGATTCCAGGTTGACATCTCGGCTCGTCCTATCTGGCTACAGCAAGCTACAGAACCAACGAACATCAATATTGTTGCCGCTATCAACGTTGACGGAACAGTTGCCATTTCTTACTCGCTAACTGGCCCAAGCTACGAAGCACAGACTCGCACAGGCGTTCGTCTAACTAGTGGTCAGGTTGTAACCCTAGAAGAGTATGGCGTTATTCAGGTTGAAGAACCTCCTGTACTTACACCAGAGCCAGTAGTTCCTACCCCAGAGCCAACTCCAACTACAAGCCCAGAACCTACCCCGACTGTAAGTCCAGAACCAACACCAACGGCAAGTCCAGAGCCGACTCCAACTCCTACCCAGTCACCAGAGCCAGCTCCAAGTCTTAACGCACCAACAAACGTTCGAGTGCAGCAACTTTCTGACGGTCGGGTAGAAATCCTTTGGGACGCACCAGCTACAACAAGCACCGCAATAGAACGCTATGCAGTTACTTGGTCTACTCCACAAGGAGGCTGGGGGATACCTGCTACAGGAACCAGTCTGATTGTTCCTGCTGACGTTGCAATGTTCCAGGGCGGGTTAAACACTAACTACTCATTCACAGTTCGTGCAGACAACGACACACTGGGCGTCTACTCACCAGTGTCCACAGCAGTAGAGATTCCAGTTAACGCTCCAATCACAAGACCTTACATTCCACAAGGTGCAACCGTACTGGGTGAAGGCTCGTCAATTGAAGTCGTTGCTCCAGCAGGTCAAAGGATTCAAAGTATTACAGCTTGGTATGGCGACCCTGACAACGCTACCCGAGGTATCGATGTTTCATCAGAGCTGACTCAGTTAGCAGGTGGAAGAACATCTGTAACTATTGATTCAAACAATGCCTTCGGTGACCCAGCAGGTGGCACAGTTAAGGTCCTCATCTTCTTAGTTAACTACGAAGACATCGTCCTAACCCCTGAGCAAATAGCTGCCATCGAAGCAGAAGAGCGTGCACGTCAAGAGCGCATCGCTGCCGAAGCTGCCGCCGCAGAAGCTGCCCGACTAGAGGAGCAAGCTCGCATCGCTGCAGAGGAAGCAGCCCGAGTAGCAGCCGAACAAGCAGCAATTGCCGAGAGAGCACGTATAGAAGCAGAGCGTCTAGCGGCCGAACAAGCTGCAGAAGCCGCAAGGATCGAAGCTGAAAGAGCCGCAGCTGAAGCAGCCGCCGCAGCTGAAGCAGCGAGACTTGAAGCCGAAAGACTTGAAGCAGAGCGCATCGCCGCTGAAGCAAGAGCAGAAGAAGCCAGATTAGAAGCTGAAAGATTAGCAGCAGAGCAAGCAGCCAAAGCAGAAGCGGAACGTATTGCAGCTGAACAGGCAGCAGAGAAGGCTCGCTTAGAAGCTGAAGAAGCAGCCAGACTAGCAGCTGAAGCCGAGGCTTCGAAGCCAGAGCCTGAACCAGAAGAGCCAGTCGTTGAAGAAGAGGAAGAGCTGACCACAGCTGAAGAACTTCCAGAAGTTATCAGCGCTGAACTTCTAACCCACATCGACCTAAAAGAAATCGTTGCAACTGACCTTACAGAAGCACAGGCAGAAGCCCTAAAGGAAGCAGCCCTCGAAACCTTCGAGACAGCAGCTCCTGGTAGCGAAGCTTACGAGCAAGCTCTTGACGCACTGTACGTTGCAGCCGCAGCTGACGACATCGTTATCTCCGAAGAACTTGCAGCCATTCCAGGTGCTGCAGCCCTTGTTGACGCAATCAACATGCTGGGTAACGCAGGTGCCGACATGTCTCCTCAGGTTCGTGAAGAGTCAGAGAAGGTCGTTGTTGCAGCCGTTGTTGCTGGTAACGCAGCTATTGCAGCAGCAACAGGTGCCGCGAGCGCAGCAACTTCAGCAGCAGCCAGTGCAGGAGGAGGCGTCTCAGGCGGCTCATCATCAGGAAGAAGGATCAAATAATGTACGAATACAGAGTTAAGTCAGTACTAGCAGTTATCGACGGCGACACAATCGACGTAGAGATTGACTTAGGGTTTGACATCTCAATCATGAAGCGCGTCCGTCTTGCAGGTATCGATACCCCAGAGTCTCGCACAACTGATAAGAACGAGAAGACCCTTGGCCTAGAAGCTAAAGCACTTCTTAAGCAACAGCTTGCAGGTGCCAAGACAATCATTATTAAGACAGAGAAGCCAGACTCATCAGAGAAGTATGGACGAGTCCTGGGCTGGGTTTACCTGGACGGAGCTGCCACATCTTTTAACGAGACGATGATTGCTTCCGGCTACGCATGGTCTTACATGGGAGACACCAAGGTCAAAGATTTTGACGAACTACTACAGAAAAGAAAGATGCACCAATGAAAGAAAAAACCATGCTCATCCTCGCATCAGGAGTCATGCTTGCAATCTTGTTTGCAATCGTTGGCGACTATGTAGTGGCAGCCATTGAAACCCAAACAACTGGTGAAGCCGTAGAAGTTTCGTCAGATGTTATGACCCTAGTACAGACAGCCCTCGGCGGTATCATCGGTATTCTCGGTGGCTACTTCGGAGCTAAAGCAAACAACAAGAAAGATGAAGACTAATGAAGAACTTCCTCGTAGCCCTATTCAAGGACATCATTGACCAGGCTTGGACCCTACTTGGTATGGTCGTTGCATGGCTTGTTCTTGAAGGCTCAGCTAAAGAGCTAACCGGAAATCTTATTCTCGTAGTACTCGCGATCTGGGTAATCACATTCCCACTTCGTTACGAGAAGCCAGAAGACCCAGACAAAGAATAAGCATCTCCAAACCCAAAGCCCCCGCTCAAAACGGGGGTTTTGTTTTAGGGTAAAATTGGTCACATGAGAGGACCCTCCCGCCTTTTCTGGTACCTGGTATATTTCTTCCAGGCAGAGACGTCAGCCCTACGTAAAGAGGCATTCGAAGCAGCACGCTTATATTACTCAAAACGCCCTCTAAGATCTGCGCGTAATCAGTTCCCACGAGTCGTCGAGTATCAGCAAAGACGCGAAGACTTTCAGAGATACCAAAGAGCATATGTAAACTCCAGATGCTCTCACATAGCTAAAGAAAAACTAGCCCTTAAATACGGCGAGTAAAATTTAAGTAACCCTACTAACAAGGAATCACAATGGCAAAAGCACAGTATCCAATCGATGGAAAGCTTGGCAAAGACTTCAAGGCTACCAGCCTCATGGGCATGCGTATCCACCCAGTCACCAAGGTAAAGAAGCACCACAATGGAACCGACATCTGGTCTCCACACGAGCCATGCATCATCGAGGCTCCATATGACGGCAAGGTCCTAGAGGCCAGAAAGTCTACAGCTGCAGGTGGTGGCTTTGGTAACTACGTCATTCTTCTTCACAAGATTGATGGCAAGTTCTACACCACACTTTATGCTCACATGAAGGATGGCTCAATCAAGGTTAAGAAGGGCCAGAAGGTAGAAGCTGGTCAGATGCTCGGCAAGATGGGCACCACTGGTATGTCTACTGGTAAGCACCTACACTGGGAACTTCGTCTCGGCAAGGTTCACACATGGGATGCAATGGGCAAGAACTACATCGAACCAATCGGTTTCTTCAAGGCTCTTATTGCCAAAGAGAAAGCTATTGCTTCAGCTGCAGTTGTCGCAACTGATGACGATCCAGTAGAAGATGCACCGGAGCACAACGAAGCTCAGGCGGCTAAGGTCGATGAAGCACTAAAGGCAAAGAAGGAAGCTTCAGCAGTGGCAAAGCCAGCTGCAGTAGCTAAGATGGCTAACCCAGGTTACCCAGGACACTACCTGCAAAAGGGCTCCACCAGTGACCACGTAAAGTTCATTCAACAGCAGCTAAACCTGAAGGTTGACGGAATCTTCGGAGACAAGACCCACGTAGCAGTCGAATCACTACAAAGAAAACATGGTCTTTTAGTCGACGGAATTGTTGGACCAAAGACCTGGGCTTTCCTAGACTAAATCTAACAAACAGAGAAAACCCCCTGCTAAACACAGGGGGCTTTCTTTTGTCTTAATTAGTTAGTTACAGTCACTGCCTGAGTCACAGTACTGCTTGGCTCAAATACTCCATTGCCATTTATGTACGCACTGATGTTACATGTACCTACAGACTTCAATAGAATCTTTTCACCGACAACTTCACATACTGCAGAGGTTGTTGACCAGATAACTGGAGTTGCTTCGAATCCAAGAGTCACCGACTTACTGGTTGCCTTTAGATTAGCGAACCAGCTGATTCCGATTGGACCCCAGGTCTTAAGCGAGTAAGAACGAGTCAAAGACAGGGTTGCCTTCTGAGCGAACTTTGTTGCCAAGTTGATGTTTACGGTTGTAGCAGAAGGGTTAACCACAGGATACTTCGAAGGGTCTGCAACTACAGAGCCACAGGTACCAATTTCAGTCTCACCAGAGTTTGCGTCATAGATGCTTTCGAAGCAAGTAGTAGATGCTGAACCACCAGAGATAACTCTAGGTAGTGTCACGTTGGTTGCTCCAGTGTTTGCATAAGACCAGTAGTCAGCTGAACTACATCCATATGCATTACACGAAGCCACGTCAATGATGTACATGAAGCCTCGCTCAACAGAAAGACTCGTGGCTACATCTGACACAACTGACTCGACCTTGGTTGCGTTGATAGGCGAACCCTTAGTGTCTGACTTCCAGTAAGTTACTTTATATCCATATAGAGGAGCACCGCCAGTATTAGAGTTAGGCACCCAAGCAACATCCACCTTAGTCGGTGAGACTACCTTAGATACAACAGCCAGCGGGGCAAGAGCAATTGAAGCAGCTGACACTGCGTTAGAGGCGTTAGACAGAGAAGTAAGGGCTGAACCCTTCTTTGTTGAAACAGTAAATGTGTACCGGTTGGTATAGCCCAAAGCGCTAGTAGAGAAGGTGCAAGACTTAGCAGTAGCACCAGAGACAGCACAGGTCTGCCCACCAGGGGTAGCAGTTACTACATAGCCAGTGATGCCAGATCGATCAACTGGAGCCTTCCAGCCGACCATATAGCCAAGATCCACTCGGTAATAGGCACTTACATCCGTAACGCCCTGAGAGCCTGTAGCGGCGTTAGCAGGAGCTCCCGATAGGGATACACCAATAGAGAGAGTAGCTACAGCGATTGCTGCAATCATTTTGTTCATTTCAGATCCTTTCATCTGTTATGAGAAAGAATCTATACCACAAAATTTAATTTGTCAAGTTAATTACTAAAAGTCTTTTCTTCGGTCTGGACCATCGAAATCATCGCCCTCGTCCTGATCTAGAGCATCGTTAAGCATGTTTGCAACACTCTCTACAATGTCGTCAAACGAGTCATTTACTCGCATAATCTGACGGTCTCGCATGAAGACTTCCATCATTTCAGCCTTGTAGACAAGCTTGATCAGCTTCTTCTGGTCTCGCTCATTCAGGTTCTTAAATAGTGGATTATTTAGGACCATAAGCTTAATGTCATATAGATGGCGCTGCTGTTGAAGCTTGCGCATCTGTCGCTCAGTGGCTCGAATGCTGCTCATGTTCCTCTATCTTTTCGGTTATGTTGTAACAGTTTATATCAACACGTATCAAATAGTTTAAACCATAAGGCTCTAAATAAACAATACGAGGAGATTTAGATGCCTCGATGTATCTGACAATTCCGTTTATGCACAACGGATCTGACCAGAATTTAGGTGCAGCAAAATGCACATAGGTGTCTAATAACTTGGGGACGTCACTAGCAGAGAAGGGGGTCCCCATGGAAACCCCTACAGGTATTTTCTGGAGAGCTTAGTCGAGAGGTCTTGGACCCACTCTTTAGTCGGTGCTTCTAGATCAGCAGAGCTAGCAGCTGATTCAAGTTCGTGGAGAACTTCAGCAATACCGGCCTTGAATCCTTCATCCCATTTACCCTGCTCTTCGGCTTCGCGAGCAAACATTGGCGGGTGGTTAGTCATAACATATCTCCTAATAGACTTAGAATAATTTTATCAATGACTATTTAGGTTGAGTTTTTGCACCACCTCAGGTAGGAGGAGATTTTGTGTAGCCTACTATATGCTTAGTGTGCTATAGTCTACAATTTATCTATTCAGTTGGCCATTTTTCGTCAAGCACCATCATTGCAATAATGCTATAGTTCGCAAGATCTAGGAACGAATCCCGCAAACTTTCGTTTTCCGGGGTAGCACCAGAGTCAATCAGGTGGTTAATACGAGAAAGCTTGTCGTGCATACGAACACGAAGACCATTCAAAGGCCCACCAGGCGCTCGTGCAATGTTTAGAGGGCCGTAATCGCTTTGCTTCTTAACAAGGACCTGGTAAGTCTCGCTATAGAAAGGTTTAGATACTTCTTTAAATTCTTCAATGTCCATTAGTTTTTCCTCCTAAGGATGTACGTTACTAGATCTTTTGCAGTTTTCTTGTCCTCATTAGGCAAGGCTCCGTACCTATGGAGAATGCGTAATAATATAGAAGCATACAGGATTTCATCCATAAATGCGATTCCAGGGATCCAGTCAAATGGGTCCGGCAAAAGTATTAAAGCAATTAAAACCCAGGTAGCAGTCTTAACCAAAAATGGCGACCGACCGTACTGAGCAATAAGCGGCTCAGCTATCTGCTTCGCCCTCTTCCGTAGTGTCAAAATCAATCCAATCAACTTCTAGCTGAAGCATGGCGCATTCATAGCAAACATGCCAAAGAATGTCATTCTCTTCACCTTTTAATGCGGTCAAATAAAAGCCATTAACCATGGCAACTTCAGTTTCAAAATCTCTGTGCTCTCCACAAGTGGCGCACTTAAACATTTTTGTGTGAGTAAAGTCTTGCTTATCTTCATCTAACTGCACCCGGAAAGTTATGCCGTTGTCGTTAGATTGGAACTCCATGAGCGCAGCAATTCCGTAGCCATCAGCATAAGCTTCGTTGTATAGCTCTTCTTCTTCAGCTGTAGCTTTTCTATACTTAACATTTGCCGCAGAAGATCTGTACTCGGAAACTTCGATCGGCTCCAGCCAAACCCAATCTACATAAGTAAATTCGTCTAGTGGTTCGTAATATTCAAATCTATATAAGTTTGCAGACTCTTTATTTGTTGACACCAAAATCACCCTCGCGGATCATCTTTATACAATACCGGAGGCCTTCTACCCATTCTAAGTTAGGGTCACCATCGACTTCATCAAGATAAGACTTGATGTCATCTTGAAAGAAAGAAACGGCGGCTTCTCTAAAACGAAGCTCGCCTTCCTTCATTACTACTTTTACAGCTAATTCCTGAGCATCTGTCATGTCAATTAGCTCTACTTGCCGATCATAGTTGTCGGCATAGTTGCTCACGCAGATCTCTTCTCTATGATGAAGTTATACATATACTCGATTCTCATCATAGTTGTCGAGGTTTCAACATCACCAGAACCAAAGGTGTCGTGGTACTTCTTTAGAATCTTTACGAGACGCTCGCGTTCGTCAGCAATTCCCTGCTTGTATGCAGCCACCTCTTCAGGGGTTCCAACAAATTCTTTCTTAGCCATTTACTCTCCTTTTATACAGCAACCATCGCAGCCATGCACTACATCTAATGTAATCTCATCCGGGTCTGGATGACCTATACCGTGGGGGCACATTCTTTCCATCATGTGACGATCCTGCCTCCACCTCTGTGGAAATCCTATCATGTGGTGATTAGATGGATTATGTAAGGTGCAGAAGTCATTTCTACATTGGTTACTTGAATGGACGCTCACAATCACGTGGTTGTAGTCGTCCACCCAAGAATTATTACCAAGGTATGCAGCAGGCATTATGCGCTGTGTAGCTCTCCAGTAGTCCAAACAATTTCTTCGTACCCATCGCGATCGATGATTCTGAAGTTAGCACCGTCTGGAATCTCCACAATTGCCAAGCTAGAACCGCCATCGCCACGATTATCTCCGGCTTCAAACGACTCGATCAACTCTGGACGAGCTCGATCTACATCCGAGACCTTCATGTACTGGACTGTATTCAACTCTGGGAATAGCGCCTTCTGTCGCTCAGACAAAGTAAATCCGTGCGAGCAGTGATTAACTAGTACTTTCATTTCTCTCCTTATACTCTTCCAGGAGAAACTTATCTCCTAGATTTAATTTTAGTTCATTCAATAGTTTAGCCAATGAACTAGCGTCATTGGATATCCAAATAGCCTGACCGCTACTTTTATCGCAAATAGCCCAGGTATTATTCGCCATTCGACTTGTCTCTAAATCTTTTTGGTGGCCATACCTGAACTGGCTCACCATCAATAATTTCCATGACAGTAGTTCTATCTTTGACTAGGTCCCACATCTCAGCTGCAAAGTTGTCCATCTCCAACAAGTCTTCTTCGGTAGGACTGTACTTCATAGCCTGAGCGTGCCACTCCTTCATAACCTTCAGAGCCTCGTCCACCGTCTGGAAGTAGTGGTTCCGTTCCCCGAAGTTTGGATAAGAAGGGGTACTCGACGCAACTACATAAGAATATATGCTTACGCTCACACTTGGTTCTACTGGCGTTTCTTGTCTGTTCCATACGTTCCCAAAATTCACTTCGATATTAATAGAGCCATCGCTACTTTTGGCGTGACCATCAAACTTGTGCAAGTGCCAGAAAGCTTCGTCATGTAGACGAGATATCTCGGCAATCTTGTGTAGGTCCTCTTTACTTATCATCAGACTTCCTATATTGATTTAGGTCTACCCATTGGCGAATGCCATCACCAACTCTAAAGATATCAGTGTCAGTTTCGTAGCCAATCTCATCTGCATCTAACACTGGATTAACTTCTTCCCATCTAGCAGCAGTGTCTCGGCGGACTACAACATCAATCTCATGCAACTTAATCCTAGGATTCATCAGAAAGACCCGCACTCAGGGCAGCCGACATTGTCTTCATATCCACGAAGGTTCCGAATAAAACGAAGAGCCATCTCCATGCCGCGAGCCTGCTGAGCAAAGACGTCACGACCGTCGACAAAGTCAGACTTGTCAGAGAACTCTCGCAACTGCCCTGCGCGACGCTCAAGTTCGGCAATAATCATGCCACGCTCCCCATGAGCCCCGAGAATCTGATGTTCCAGAGTTAGTTCGTCATACTCGTCAAGAGTAAGCTGATGGGTGATCTTTTTATCTTGTTCTTTCTTTTTCATTTACTTCTTTCCTTTGTTATCGCATCAAATGCTACGGGCGTGTAGTTAGTCTGCTCAACACTTACATTTATGTACCATGGGTCATCCATAATCTTTTCATGTAGGTGTCCGTGGATGTTACCATCAGGGTATCGCTCCCATTGCTCTCTATTCACAGGGATATGAGTAAGAATAAAGCTACCTAACTCATGCGATCCACGAATGTCATAGAAGTGTGGAGTGTAGAACTTCAACTTCTGGGTGTCGTGGTTGCCTTTAATCAGAACTTTACGCCCATTCAACCTAGACATAATGTCTAGACTCTTAGAGTTCATAGTTACATCACCAAGGTGATACACCTTATCTCCCTGCTTAACAACAGAGTTCCAGTTCTCCACTAGCGCCTCGTTCATCTCTTCTACAGAGTCAAAAGGACGGTTGGCATACTTAATAATGTTTGCATGCCCAAAGTGAGTATCACTTATCAGAAAAACATTACTCATCTATGCCCATAATTTTTCTAACCCGCGCCCTCGCTTCGGGCGAAGTCACATAAGGTTCAATAGTCACGTCTAAGTTTTCGTATTCTTTTTCAATACGACGACGAGCACCGCCGATATCATGACCAGCTTGCTCATGCGCATCTAAGTGCTTCAAGGCTTCACGAGGAGTTGGTAGCGCCAATAGCCATTCGTCGCTATCAATCTCGTCAGCTAGCTGACAACCACAGCATTGAATAAATCCATTAGCGTGCTCAAAGATGTAAACATCCGAGCTGCTGAATCTCTCGAAGCTCATTAGTTTATCTTTTTTAGTATTTCTAGAACCATAGCCTCTGCTATGTCCTCAGCAAAACCCTGGGAGATAAACTGCTTTTTCATCCCACCAAGTAGCTCGCCATAGGCAGTGACAGCGTCCATCATCTTTGCAATTTCTTCTGGCTTCATTTAGTCCTCCAAGAGGTTGTTAGCCATACGGTAAAACTTAATGTCAGTTTCCGCTTGCTTAGCCATGTCAGCGCCCATCTTCATGAGAAGCTTAGCTACTTCGAGCTTTGCGTATATGTCCGCAATTTGATCGTTAGAGTATTTAAACTCGTTATTCTCGCTCATCTTGGTCTATCATCTTTCTGATTAAGTGGATCGTCATAATGGCGTCCTCTTCAGAATCTAGCAGACTATCTTCTAATTTGTCAAGCGTGTCGCGAAATTTCTTTTCCGCCAGCTTTTCACCGAGCTCGAACCAAGATTCACCAGAAGCGTCCATAAGAGCGTCGATAGCTTTGTACGCCTCTTGCTTCTTCAGTATTGCCTTAGCAATGCTGACTTCAAGCACTTCCATGTCGCCTTCCTCAAAGGTAGAGAAGATGGCGGATGCCTCTTGTTCTTCCTTTGCAGGGTCAAAGTCAAGGTATTCGAAGTCGTTTAGGCTCATGGAGCTACTCTACCATTTTTGTTAAAGGTTTCGTAGGTGATAGGCATCTTCTCTGCGAAGAACTCTTCCATCTTCTCAGCCACCATCTCGATCTCCCGCTGAGGGAAAGAAGGAAAGTGTGTACCTTCACGCATGGTGCGTAGGCTTAGGAAGTTCATGAGACTGCGAGCATTCATAGTCACATACATCGCTGAGTAGGTATTGACTGGTAGCACTGCGCGAGCGACTTCACGGGCAACACCCTTATCTAGCATTCTGGTGTAGGCAGTGTATGCCTCCTTGCAAGCACGTTTAATCTCGGCAGGGACCATAACTCTCTGATCGTAGCTACCATCTTCAAACGTGTAAGCCCCGGGCTTACCAACCTGAACTAACTTGCGGTTCTCGTCTGGTACATAGAAAACTGGAGACAGCTCCTTGTAGCGTCCACTCTCTTCATTGTATGAGGCAATGCGGTGACGCATAAACTCACGGAACACAAAGATAGGTGCTTCAATATAGAAGGTAAAAGCATTGTGCTCAAAAGGTGATCCGTGACGATCGCGCATCAAATAGTTGATTAGTCCTTCTTCTTTGGTTCCCATATCAACATTGCGACTATCACTGCTAGTAGACACACGAGCACTGCGAACAACTGCATCATCTCCTCCCATAGACTGGATTAGTTCTACGGTCACATCTGACCTATAAGTGATTACCATCCGACTCCTAGCGCTTTGTTAGCGCGTCTTCTGTCAATTTCTTTCATTATGTCTCTTACTATAATGCCTGCTGTTGCCTCAGCATCACCATTTCTGTAAATATATAAGTTACGGTCATCTGCGTATTCAGAGAAGTTCTCCTGGGTCAGATCCACTGCCGTATATTCGCTAGCATCCCCCGACGGAATAGCGTTGAAATAGTACTTAGCTGATTTGTTTTCTGCTAAACCCACTAACTCTTTCCAGTGATTAGAGACTAGTCCCTTGCTGCAGGCATGGAACCAGTAGCCTCTGTTTAGCAGATTGAATACTAGCTCCTTAGAGCTATCAGAATAAGGAGTGCAGTCAACTACAGTGTCGTGGCCATCAGAGTTTAGGAGCCACTCCAGGTCATCACCAATAGTGGTTTCCAGTTCAGTTTCAAATGTCTCATCGTTAATTTTCCACTGATGGTTAGAGTTCTTTTTGGCCTCTGGATACTTAGACATGTCAGGCACATAGATAGTGTGAATTCGCCAGTCAACATTAAAGCCAGGCACTGACTTAAGTTGTCGATAAACTTCTTTACCAACTGCGCCGAAGCCCAGGATGCATAAGCTAACTAGCATTAGTGCTCAAAAAACATTCTGCCAGAAGAGACATTTCCTCTTTTAGCCCAGAAAAATACGATGTTTTTTCTTTCTCCGGACTCAACGACATTAACACCATGTCTGTGGGTGATGTCACCCTTGAATAGAACCAAGTCACCAGTCTGCGGTCTCACAGTTAGATCAAACTCCGGAAAGACTATTTCACCGCCGGTAAAGTCTTTTCCGTAACTATTTAGATAAAGCAGCCCACTCCACTCAATTTCTTCGGGAGTGCCGTCTGGCTGTATAGGACTTCCGTCTAAATTAACCGAGTCAGCGTGCATTGGATTAGATCCGCCAGGAAGCATTAATTGATAGTTACTTTGGCATAGGTCTAGCTCTAGATGGAAAATACCCTGAGCTTTTTCTTTTATCTCACTGAACAATCTACCAAGCTCAAAATTAACTTCTTCTTTGTTCCCCAGAATGACGCCAGTCGACTCACTTACAGTTGAGGCTTCAAGAGAGTCGCTGTACCCCAAAGCATTTATGATCTCTGGTCTCTGGGTTGTTCTGGAGTGCGAATCTAGAAACTTGCAAAATCTTTCAGCAGTAGTTTCAGAAATATAGTTTTTCGTGATAGAGACGGACATGCTTAAATCTTACCAAAAAGACTGACTACTTGTATATAACCCTAGTGACCTTGTCCCACGGGAAAAGATTCAATCTATCAGGATCTCCACCTATCAGAAGATATAGTCCATAAGGGCGTTCATCCTGGATAACTCCATCAAACTGAAGCCCATCCTTTAACACCACGCTAGCCCACATGCCAACGGTTCCGTTATTCTCCACGAACCTCTCCGATACTGTCATCTTGAGCCTTCCCATGGCACTCGCACGAGCACCTATGTCCAGTGAAAGTTACCACACATCCACCGTGATGTCCAGTCATGCACCATCCAAATGGTACAACTTTCTCCGGACCTGTTGGTACAACAATAGGTACGTCAACTTTTTTACTTCTTGCCACTAGTCCTTACCCCAGTCGAGCTTTAACCACACCCGCTCGTGTAAGTAGTACAGGATGAAGTTAATCAAGTTCGATACAAATGTCAGCGAGGCAGCAAAAGTCAGGCTACCAGTCATAAGGTAGCCGATGCCAAAAGTGCTAACAATAGCGATAACTCGCCAAGTTAGTGATTTAGCTAAAGATCGTTTTTTAGTTGCCATGTCCCTGCCGTCGGACGAAATAAGAATATAAGACTATTCTACAGGCAGTTTTTCGGCTAGCTCAAGATATGCCCAACTTAAAACTTGGACTGCTATCTCGTCATTCTCCGCTTGCTTCTCACTCATTAGCTGACGAAAAGCATCAAAGAAGTCTTGTCTAGACTTCATTTCACCGAGCTTTACAAAAGACTCGACTAGTAGGGAGAGTCTAGTTTCCAAGATTAAATAGTCGGAATCAAGCTCGCCAGGGAGATTACTAGCTTTCATTGTTTAATTTTACCAGAGTCCCCTATGAGAGATTCGAACTCCCGACCTTACGGGTAGAAACCGTCTGCGCTATCCACTGCGCCAATAGGGGTTAGGTGCTAGTCGTGCTCACCTTTTGGTTAAGGAACTATTGCCACTAGCTGTACATCCTAGTCCTCGCTTCTACACAAAGTCCATAGGTCTGAATACCTTCACTCCACGGCTGGGACAGCGTAATTTTCGGATGCACCTATCTACACATAAGTTATTCAGACTTATGCTTCGAGCGATCCTGACGGGACTTGAACCCGCGACCTCCGCCGTGACAGGGCGGCGCTCTAACCAACTGAGCTACAGAATCTTATTTACTTATTCCATTATAGGGTCCCCGCCATCGGACTCGAACCGATACTGAACCGATTTTAAGTCGGGTCCCTCTGCCATTGGGGTACACGGGGTTTAGATTAAAGCTGCTGTTTTCGCTTAAGATCTCTTGCAGCCTGGTACTGAGATTTTTTATTTCTCATATACTCGGCCTTTTTTAATTTACATGGCTCGCACTTGCAGTTTCTTTTACCGCTGTTACCGCCGCCATGTTCAACATTTTTCATATCTCCGGCTTCTCGGCTTTTTTCTAAGTGACACTCTTTGCAGAGAAGCTGACATTTATCTATCTCTAGTTTTAGCTCTTCATAGTTCATCGAAACCATGCGCTTAGCTATCTCAAAAGATTTAGAAAGCCTATCTATGTGATCAAACTCCAGACTTTGATCAGTCCCGCAACGGACGCAAGATCCTCCTAAATACTCTATAAATTCTGATCTTCTAGTTTGATACTTATTAACCAGGTGCACTCTCGTGTACTCATTGTATTTATCTTTATCTGAAATGGGCATGCGTCTATAGTATCTTTTGTAATTAATTTGTCAAGTCGAGACTGTGGGACTTGAACCCACGACCGACGGATTATGAGTCCGCTGCTCTAACCGGCTGAGCTAAGTCTCGTAAAATGAGCTACCTGGATTCGAACCAAGATTTCAGATTATGTCCTGCATTCAGACCTCTGCGTACTGCCGTTGTACTATAGCTCCAGGTTCAGCTTGTCTCAGATGCCTCCGAGATAGTTCCTCTGCCTGTTGGAGCCCCGAGTCAGGATTGAACTGACGACCTATCGCTTACAAGGCGATTGCTCTACCACTGAGCTATCGGGGCGTGGTAGTCCCAACGGGATTCGAACCCGTGCTACTGCCGTGAAAGGGCAGCGTCCTAGGCCACTAAACGATGGGACCAGAGTTGCTTAACGAAGTTCGTAAGCAATTCCTTTGTGATGCTTAACTTTAACGGTTGGATCAACGTATGTCAAAATTCCGTTTCGTCTTGCATTCACACAAAAAGAATAATCCTCTCCAATGTTTAAGTCAAATTCAAGATGATCCCAGCGAATTCTTTCCATCAAGAACCAAGGTCGATCGCACTTCTCGAATACTCCACTTTTCATTGCGACGAATCCAAAACCAATGCCATAACATTCCTGAGGCTCAGGGTCTAACATAATAAAGTCTTGTTCACGAACTATGGTTGGCTGATCTGCGCCATCAAAGAACGCTACTGCAACTCGACCATCTGGAGCTGTTTGATATAGACCACCAACAATCTCTAGGTCACTTTCATAAATAGTTGCAAAAGCTTCGACAGTCCACTCTATGTCAGAGTCAATCCAAAAGATTTTTCCGTAGGTGTACTCTCCACCGCCAACTTCGCGAGTCTCCCAGTTTGGCTTGTAGGAGTCCAAGGCAGTCATCTCTCTAGTACTAGATATCAACGAGCCTTGCTTATTCAAAAACTTATAGGTTAGGCCTTTGGATTCTAGCCACGTAATTGTCTCTACCAAGCTTGAAACATACTCGGCATGTAGCATTTTGCCGGGGGTAGCTATCAATACGTCATAGTGAGGCTTATCTATCATTACGCACCTTTTGTTCTAGTTTTCAGCCATGAAACTAATTCTTCCATAGGTTTCAGATATTCACGGTTAACTGTGAGCCAAGTTTCGAAGATGCCTCGTACTCGGTCATATTTACTTTCTGACCCCCAGCTAGCAGAGGTGCTGACAGGCACTACTAACATAGATGAAGTTTTCTGGCTAACTAAGACGACAGCAAGTGGCTTCTCTTTTTTCTTGTTCCAACCGTCTAAGGTGTCGACAAAAGCGGAGTCATATGGGTAGCTTTCCATGGAGTCCCCGAAAGAAAGATTTCTAGATTTGACCTCTAAGTGACCAGACATATCAGTAAAAACAATGTCTTTCTCGTTCTCCGAGAATGAAGATATCTCTGATATGTGGGATCTAACTTTGCCTTCAGGCGTGTAGCAGGGAACCCCCACGGAGTTCAAATGGGAAGCCACGAAGTTTGCCCACTTATTTCCAGTTGCTAGCTCTTTAAAGAAGAGCTCGTCATTTTGAATCCAAGATGTCATTTTTATCCAGTCTGTAGTTAAGACTGATCTTAGATTATTTTCTAGCTTTCAGCAAGACCTAGGGTCTTTAGCTCATTGCTGTCTGGAGAAATCTCGTGTCTTCTGGTGAAAAATCCAGAGAACTCTCGCTCTCCTTTATAAAATCCACCGGTAACTGCGTGATACATTCTGAAAATGTCAGCAATAATTACGTCGTTTTGCTTCCATTTTTGTACGATCCTGAGGTCCGTGCTGTTGTAGACAATGTTCTCAACTTCAGTCATTATCCTTAGAAACAACAAAGCTTCATCCACCGATGGTTCTCGTCCCTCATATGTATAGAGATAAGTAGGGAATGGTCTAGATACGTCTACATCCAACCTGATTACTGGTTCTTTAGTGTAGAAGTGTCTCTCGACTGCAGGCGTAACAAATGGCCCGGTACCGTCAAACTGATCCCAGCAAACTACCGACTTGTCCAAAAACTCCTGCCAATCTTTTGACAGAGAGTTGTAGATAGATCTTCCATCCATGAAGTATGTCATGCCAGACCCATGAGCCGCAGAGAATGTGTGCATGTTCCATATGCCAGCCCAGATCGGGTTTACATACTCCACATGCTCCATGTGCCAAGGTAGGAAGACTTCATCTGGTCGTCTGTCCCAAGTGACTTCTTGCTCGTGATTGCAGGTGTAAAAATCGACCTTAGTCTCGTGGGAGTTATTAGGCCACCAACCCAAATCATCGCCCAATTCCCGTATAAGCCAGTCCTGATCAGCGTACTCGAACTTAAAGTCAGAGATGACTAAAATACCGTCAGATAGAAAAGAATCTAAAATCTCTTCTTTTATATTTAATATGTCTTCTCTACTGGAGACACTGAAAGATTTAGGAACGAGCATTTAATAAATAAACTTGTCTTTTTCGTTCTTCTTAGGCGGAAAAATAAACGACTTCACTTTCAAGTAAATTCGCTCTAAGTAGTACATAAAACTCATCTAATTACTCCTTTTTTGTAGAATCTCTCCCACGCATCGACATCGGCCTCATCGTTAAGTATCGGCTGACCCTTAATGTTTAAGCTGGTATTTAATAGTACAGGAACGCCAGTGAGCTCATACCATCGCTTTAGGACTGCATACAGCCCTGGGTGCTGCTTCTCATTTACAGTTTGCACTCTAGATGTGCCATCAGCGTGGACAACACTAGGGATTAGTTCTGGCTTAAGGCACTTAGGCGTGAACTGCATATACGGCGACGCATAGTTCATATCGAACCACTCGCTCGCATGCTCTTCCATAACTACAGGAGCAAATGGTCTAAACAACTCTCGCTGCTTAATCTTGTTTACTTTTTCCTTAATATTAGGATCGCGAGGATCAGCAAGAATACTGCGGTTCCCCAATGCTCTTGGCCCATACTCGGCCCTTCCTGTCGCTACTGGAGCGATCTTATCTTCAATAAGGGCGTTCACAATCTTGTCTACAGGGTACTCACCCGAGATATTAGTTCCAAGATACGGTCCAGCCCAGTCAAGCTTTCTCTCGTAAAAAGCTGCCGCTGCACCTAGAGATGATCCAGCATCTCCAGGGTTTGGCATAATCCACACATCATCAAACAAATCCCAAAGCTCAGTGTTAGCTTTACTATTTAATGCACATCCACCCATGAAGACCAAGTTTTTCTTGCCAGTCTTCTTTTTTGCATAGAGCATGAACTCTCGAAGGCGTAGCTCATAAACCTTCTGGGCTGCAGCAGCAATATCAAATCGATCTTGTTCTGTTATCTCCTGGCCCCAGTTACCTATGCCTTTATGGAAGTTGTAGGTTTGATAGTCAAAGCTAGGAAAGTAGTGAAGAACTTTGTAGTAGTACTTAGTCCAGTCGCCATAGGCGGCCATCCCCATCATGATGTACTCTTCTTCATTTGGTTTAAGTCCAATCAAATGAGTGAAGCCAGAGTAGAACAGTCCATAGCTGAATGGGTACTTCCAGCGCTTAACTTGCTTAAGGTCGTCGCCTTCACCAACCCAGATAGAGCTAGTGGTAAATTCACCTATAGCATCTAAGACAACAACTACAGCATCATCAAACGGCGATGTGTAGTAGCCAGCGGAAGCATGCGAGTGGTGGTGATAGGCAACATAAGTTGGAATGCCTTTAAGTTCAGGCATGCTTTTGTAGAATGGTTTGCCGCCACCCAAACCACCGCGTGAAAGAATTCGCCACTTCTTTAGCCAGCGGTCTTCGTAGTAAGCGATTTTGTCTGGTCTACCGTAGGACAGCGCCTCAAGAATTAGTTCGCGATTGGTGTACCAGTCGTTCTTCTTTTTAGAGTAACGCTCAGCATGAGCAGCAAAGAGGACTTTACCGTCTTCTATGACGCAAACAGCAGCATCATGCGTAGTCTCATTTATACCAAGAATTCTCATGGTACAAGTCTACATTCCTTGATACCCGACGATCCCGATGACTTTTTTAGAGCCGTCAGACAGAGTCACACTGACTTTAAGTAAGTATTGAACAGTAAGGCCGGCAACAAACTTAATACTTGTACCAGCAGTAGATCTGAGCAACAACCAACTTTCACCGTTAGTATTCGAGATCTCTACATCGTATTTTGTTGCGCCAGTAACAGAAGTCCAAGTGATGTCACCGACACTAGACCCAGCACCACCCCGCTGTGTAGCAACTACAGAACTACTAGTTGGAGGAGCTATTTGAACTGGAGGTGTTATCAGATTTGCAGCTGATGCGCCAGAGTTACGGATACCATCAGTAGCTGGTCCAAATCCTTTAGGGGTCTTAGCCAAAACTCTGTATATAGAAGAGTCACTGGTACTTCCTCTAGGTAGGGCATACATTAGATTGCCAGTTTCAGCTATGGTCACCCACTTGTCAGATAGATACTGCTGAACTATGTAAGTAACTCTTGCATAACTTGACGAGTAGGTAGGTCTAGTCCACGTTAGTTTGTTGTACTTGATTGTAAATTTACCCGGAGACGAGATGCTTTTATCGATAGCCAAGGTGACAACAGGCGATTCTGGAAGTGGAGACACCGGAATTACGATTGGCGTGTCGGCAATAACCTTTGCCACATTAAGAAGATCACTAGTTCTAGACCTAGAGTCTGAAACTACAGACTTCTGCGAGAAAGAAGTTATGGCATTTAGTGCACCAGAATAGTTAGATACGTACCCGGCGGACACGTAGGTGGCCACTGCTCCAGAAACAAAAGCAGCTGCCTGAGAGGTACCGCTTTTCTGCGAGAACCGTCCGCCCATCGCACTGGAAGTTATCTTAGATCCCGGTGCAAAGATATCAATACAATCTCCCCAGTTGGAGAATGGTGACCTAGCATCTTGTTCGTTTACAGATCCAACGCTAATAACTCCGGGAGTACTTGCAGGAGAGAATGTACAAGCATCTAGCGTGGAGTTTCCCGCAGCTGTAATTACTACCATTCCAGCTTCTACTAGTTTAGAAGTAGCGGCGTTTACTGCAGCATCTTTCGGCCCACCGAGACTCATGTTGATAATGGCAGGTTGACCTAGCGGGTGGTTACGCAGAATCCAATTAATGCCTGCAGTAAGTGTCGAGGTAGTTCCCTGACCAGAGCAGTTCAACACCCTAACCGGAACTATAGTTGCAGCCTTTGCCACACCGTAAATGGAGCCACCGACAATCCCGGCAATGTGAGTGCCATGTCCGTTACAGTCTGCTTGATCTAAGTTTTGATTGAAAGCATCAAAGCCGTCTAGTACTCGTCCGGAGAAATCAGAATGAGTAGCGTCTACTCCCGTGTCTACAATGTAGATGCGTACGCCAACGCCATCACTTAAGTATTCATAGGAACCATTAGCGGTTCCGTCTATTCTGTCTAGCCCCCAGGTTGGTCCAGATTGGACCTCCATAGTGGTATATATGTTCTCGCTGTAGGCAGTAGTCACTGGACCGCCACTTATGGCAGTTCCGACTAATAGAGCTGAAACACCTACAATGCTGCATATTTTTCTAATCATGCTTAGAAACTAGCACACAATTAGCTATTACGCAAGAACTAGATACAACCTAATTCTTTAAGCTTTTGGTGGAACCTTTCGGCAACATGTATGTTGGCATGGTAGCCCATATGCGATGTTCCATAGATGTTGCCATCTGCAGCATAGTCGAAGAGGTCTCCGGCTTCACCCCTATACTCCTCGTGGCATCCTTGCTGAAGATCTATATGGGTGGCATCAAACATCGGGACATACGATAACTTGTCGATAGGGATACTTTTGTAGAAATCATTGAAGATTATGTCTTCAAATAGGTAGGAGCTATGCTCATGCCACGAGCCCCAGACGAGGTGTATATTTACATCTTTACAGTAGTCAACTAGTCGCTGAATAGCGTAGATTGCGTCTGCAATAGGGAACTCGTAAGGGAGAACTTCCTTTAAATTATGAGGAGTTTTAGAGTACTTAGGGACAATTCGGTCCAGCTCTAGGGATGTTCTCAATATCCCAGCGGAAGCACCAGCCATATCCGGGCGCGTGCCCTCCGCCCAAGGTACCGCAACGTCGGTGTTATACGGGATAGCTAGCCTATACGGGTCAGGTAGCATTACTGCTATGACCTTAGGCTGACCATATCGTCTAATGTAGTTGAAGATATTTAATACTATTGTCCCGATCGACCAGCCAGAGAATGAAAGATTTACATTCCTTTCAGTGCCAAGCTTGCTAGCCAGTAGGTTCCCCCACATATGTTCTTCAAGAATCCCCTCGCCAAAAGTCTGGGAGCAGCCAGCAACTAATAAATCCGGGTTATCTAGAAATTCTCTAGATCGGTATCCCATGGAGTTGACGTTGTAGCTTTTAACTAATGGGTGGTCAAATGCCAAATTATCTTTACGAACACCGGCACTGTTATCTTCTAGGTCAAATCTATTCCAAAAGTTACCCTGTAAGTACTTACCTTTAAACAGGTGCCATATATTATGAAACTCTCGTGAGTAGATTTCTTCCATTTGCTCTGGAGTGAAGTTAATTTTTGCTCACCTGTTTCATAAAAGCCTCAGCAATGTGAATATTATTATGATACCCCAAGTGCTGGGAGTCAGCCGCTTTATCAAATAAGTCACCAGAGTTTGGCTTTTCTTCGAGGTGGCACGATCGCTTATCAGTATCTACCTCAGTAAAAGTATCAACATAAGATGACAAATCGAAATGCAGGCCAATAGCAGGTAGAAACTCTAAAAACGTACGATGCGTGTCTGTATCCCAAGTTCCCCAAGTCAGATCAATTCCGCTTGCGGTGCAGTATTGGATTAAGTGTTGTATGGCTGTTATGGATAGATATATAGGCAGCTCTATAGGGGTGATGTCATATTGATTGTGCGGCCGTTTAGAGTAATTAGGTATAGAGTATCGATTACGTAGGTGCACGGTCTCTACTCCAGAGTGTGGGTGCATATCTGATTTTTTAGCTCCAGGAACCCATGGAGTGGTTATCTCGGAATTATATGGAGACACGTATCTAAGCATGTCTGGGAACAGTACATATATCTTTTTAGGATGCCCATATAGAAGAAAGTAGTTCATCAAACCATTAACTATGCCCTGAATAGATTGCCCCGGCTGAGACAAGTTTACGTACTTGGAAACACCCAATCTTTTCGACATTATGTTCGACCACATGTACTCTTCAGGCACTCCAATCCCATAGGTCTGAGAGCAGCCAGAGTAGATAATTTTCGGGTTTTGTGTGAATTCAGGCGACCTATACCCGTTGGAATTTAGGTGGTACTTGCTTATCCTAGGGTGCGAAAAGTCCAGGGGATTATTCTTCATGTAAGACTTATCTTCAAAAGATAGCCACCTATCGAATGTGCCCTTCGAGTACTTACCTAAAAATACACTTTCAACGGTGTACTCATCGATAGGGAAATCCCTTTCCCCCACTATGACTTAATCCCGGTGGAACCAAATCCACCTTCGCCTCTGTCACTTTCAGTAAGGGCGTCTACAACTTTAAACTCTGCGGTCTCAACCTTTTGGATGACCAGCTGTGCAATTCGATCTCCGGCTTTCACCTCAAAGTCAAGCGACCCAGTGTTTAGCAAGATAACGCCGACCTCTCCGCGATACCCAGCATCAATTGTCCCAGGAGCATTAAGCACAGTAATGCCATGCTTGAGCGCCAACCCACTGCGAGGGTGGACAAGTCCAACATAACCCTCAGGGATTGCAATCTTGATACCAGTCTTAACTAAAACTCGCTGATGCGCCGCAATTCGAACATCTTCTGCTGAAACTAAATCAGCGCCAGCATCTCCTGCAGTTGCGTACTTAGGGACGTTTCCCCCTACAACCTCAATTAATACGGACATACTTTGCCTCCTCTATTAGTTTCCCTCGACATATTGGACATAGTCCATGCATAAGGGCGTTTATTTTGTACCATACGCCACATTTGTGACAGCAGTCTTTGTCGTCATTCATCGTCATTATTTTCTAATTCAGCTCGCTTAGCAGCAAGTTTTTGTTTATGTTCAATAGCTAAATTTGCTACTGTCTGATTCTTGTAGTGTACACGCTTAATGCGTTCCATGTAAAAGCTTCTGCAGTTCTCTGCACCTTTAGGGCCGCCCCAAACATCTACCCACTCCACGCCCTTGTGGTTAGTGACCTGCTGTATGAATCTGAATCGACCACGTTCGCCAGATATCTTTAGCTCGGTGCCAGGCGATACATTTCTACCGTTTATTTGAATTTCAGTCTGGTAGATCCAGTCATCGTTTGGCTTTGGCCCTTGCTGAATCTGGGATTTCTTTTTTCGCCCCACTGATAAAGTCCTCTTCTATTTGCATCCACTTAACAACTTCTGGGTTGTCTTTTATGAACGATAGCATAGGTGCTTCCCAAAGTCCAATAAAGTGGTGTTCCCAGATATCGTATTCATCTTTTGGTTTAGGTTGAACTTGACCAGCGTACACCATAGTTATGACGTGGATGATTTCATGCAGAAGAGTTTGCTGTTTTTTGTTCAGGGAAATACTGACATCTAAGACAATGATGTTCCCCGCATCGAGCGTATATCCGTAAGAATTATCGTTCAGTGTTCCATCTTGCTTGACGGTTCTTTCCTCGATCTTGAACACCTGACCACCGATTTTAACTCTCTTCGGCGTCTCCATTTTGTTCCTCCAGGTTAAGGGCGTCTACGATATTCTTGATACTAGAAGGATACCAGCTACCCCCTCTAGGGGTCTGGATGCCGCTTGAATTAAGGGCGTCTGCGATAGCCTGGAAAGAATACCCTAATTTTCTCTTTAAAGCAACTTGATCTCGAACCTCATCCTGGATCACCTGCCTTGGGCCCATGTCCTTACCCCAGACTACGCCACGCTGTCTGCGGTCCTTGTGGATGTCTTTAGCTCGTTCCGCAATGATCCCTCGCTCCATCTCCGCGAGCGCCGACATAATCGTAACCACGAACCTACCTTGATACGTAGACGTGTCGAGATTCAAATCCAAAAGGATAAGTCTCCAGTTATTCTTGTTGGCCCTGTCCACAATATCCAAGAAGTCTTTAGTTGACCTAGCCAGCCTGTCAATCCTAGTGACAATAAGGGCGTCTGCTTCTTTGTTGTCTAACCGCTTAAGGGCGTTTATTAATTTAGGTCTACCAGAAACATTCTTACCGGAGCGCCCCTCTTCTTTGACTAGCTCGCTCTCAGTAAACCCGTACATTTCTCCGGCTTGTCTCAGGGTTCTTTCTTGAACATCTAACGACACGCCATCTTCAACCTGCATGGTTGTCGACACGCGGGCATATAGAAGTGCTTTACCAGTAGGGGCGTCTATCATTTTTTAGTTTTTATGAACGCTTCAAATTCTTCAGCCAAGTGAACGTGCTCGTGGAGGGTCATGTGACTAGGGTTGCCGAATGCCTCGTTGAAGTTCTCTTCGTACTGATCTTTAACATCTAAGTGACAGTCAGAGTGCTTACTAATAAAGTCTGGTTTTTCAGGGATATCTCTATAGATAAACCCAGACATGTCTAGTTCGTTATACCCTTCTAGCGATAGACATCTATATAGGTCTAGAACTGGCTGATTCCAGCTGCTCCAGATAAGTTCTATGCCGCTAGCCTTGCAGTACGAAACGAGAGTGGCCAAAGCCTGAGCCGAGAAGTAGAAAGGTAGCTCGTAAGGGGTTACCTCATATAAGTCATAAGGTTTCTTTATGAACTTGTATCTAGGCCCATATGCACCTTTAGGGTTGTTGTTCGCATAGTTAAGAGTAGTGACTACAATCTCATCGCTATTCTTCTTATTGCCGTCTTTCCAGCCCAAGAAACTATTTACGTCTCTCCTTAGAGGCATAACTATTCGCCTAAAGTCAGGAATCAGAGCTACAACGTACTTAGGCTTTCCGTACAAGTTGACATGACGCATGACAGCATTAGTTATATCTTGTACTGACCAGCCAGGGGCAGCGTAGCTCACGTGAGAAAGGCCCAAGTTAGATGCCAAGACCTCGGTCCAGATCTTCTCTTGAGCAACACCCACACCAAAAGTCTGGGAACATCCTGCCATAACGAGGTCTACCTGCTCGCCAGGCTCAGGGGACCTGAATCCAAGAGAGTTTACAGCGTACTTATTCTTTGAATCACCGTAGATACTTTCATCATCAGGTGATATTTTGTGCTGCTTAGTTATGAGCTCAGTGAAATTGAAAACCGTATTGTCTACAGAAGCTCCCTTAAAGACCTGCTGAGATAGGTTGAGTCGCTGGGCTATACCGTTTTCACCAGTGAATAGGCCAGGATTTGGGAGTTTTCTATTAGATCTCATGCTTACAGTATAATATAGTTAGGCCCCCATATCTAAGGTATAAAGTGGACAACCAAAGCTCGTATCACATAATCGAAGACTTCTTGACCAAAGAAGAATGCGCTCAATTCACTGAGATAGTTCTAGCTAACCCAGAGGGAAACCACGACAGGTATCCCCTATTTGACTGGATGCAGATGCCTAACTTCGCTATTCTGGCGGAAATGCCTAGACCATGGGACCAAGAGGTTGTCTTCATAAAGAAGCTAAATGAGGCCATTAAGACTTCTTACAACTTCTTAGTTAACAACTACACGATGACCGGGACTAAATTCGGACTAAACCGTATACATGGAAACATCATGACTACAGGTGCAAGCTTCGATACTCACGTGGATGAGCAGCCAAACGAAGATGGCATCTATGACGGTCAGAAGAAGACCTATGTAGGTGCGTTGTTTCTAAACGACGATTACGAAGGTGGCGAGTACTACTTTAAGGACCAAGATGCCGAGTTCAAGCCAAAGGCTGGTAGCATAGTTCTTTTCCCTGGGTACTGCACACCGCACGAGATACGAGAAATAACTGGTGGCACAAGGGTAAATGTTCTAATAGTTTTCTATGACTATCTAAAAGAGAACTACGACGAGCTTCTTTCTTACTACGCGTCAGAGACTGGCGAGATGGTCTTCTCCACTGAAACCCAGAAAGAGATCAATCTCCACACTCGTCGCGGTTAGCTAGTGCCTAATCCAGCGACAGTGTCGTAGGTGTGTGGGTCAAACTCTGAGATTATGATCTCATCGGCTGGGTCGTAGTCCTTGAAGAATAAGACATAATTTGTTCTTTTTCCAGAAATAACGGCGTTTACTCCGTGGTGGTTCTTTCCCTCAAACAGGATAAGACTTCTAGCTGGTGGCACTAGGCTCACGTTAAACTCCGGGAAAAAGAGCTCCCCGCCCTCATAATCATCAGTCAGGAATAGCAACCCCGAGTAGTGCTTCTCATTCTTCCTGCGACCCTGGTAGAGGTCATCATCATCGCTGTGTTGCTGGAGGCTAGCGCCTTCGCCCATACTTCCCATGAATCCGCGCTTATACTCGAAAACGTTCTTCATTTCGTAGTTATCCAAGAAGTAATTCTTACCCTGCTCGATAACCCTTAGCAACGGGAGAACCTCTGGCTCTACGGTGCTAAGTTCGGCTAGCCCATTGGTGTACTGGTGCATGTTAGCAATAGGGCAAAACTCCCACCCCGGGCGTGGGTCTGGCTGCTTATTGGCCTCGAAGAACTCTAATAAGCCAGCTAGCTCGTCTTCCGAGATGGCGTCTTCAATCAAATGGTACGGCTTAGTCATAAGTTAAGTCTATATCAAGGAAGTGCTCCATATTTATACAAGCTTAGGTCTAAGTTTGTATGACATTTATGTACACAACCTTTTGTACATTAACCAGCAAAATACTGGTATACAGTATGCTATATTTAGTACCTTATTATATACTCTAGCAGTATAGTATATTTAACCATATATACTAGAGAGATGGAGATACCTATAACGATAGTTGGAAACCGTGGCAAACAGTAACTTATATTATCTAGTTAAAAACGCACTTCCAGCAGCAGAGATAGATGCTCTACACAAGTACGTGCATGTAGGTACAGAGCCAGATAGAAGGCCAAACTACACTCATAAAGGAATCACAATCCAAGATTTCTATGAAGCAGCCTCACCCGAGATATTGTCGCTTCATCGCGTTATAGAGATTTGCCACAAGACATTCACTAAAAACTACACATTTAAGTACAACAGATTCGAGCTAAAGAGGCTGTTTGGCAACATCATGAGCGTGGGGGCACTCAACGAGGCCCACGATGATGATGGTGATGTGTACCCGGGGAAGCCTGAAATTGAAGAGCACTACTCGGCGATATTGATGCTCACCAGCGACTACTCCGGTGGAGAGCTCTACTTTGAACATCACGGGGTAGAGCTGAAGCTAGATGCCGGAGATTTGATAATGTTTAGAGGTAATGCAGCTAACCTGCATGGAGTTAGAGAGGTACTCTCGGGGGAGAGGGCTAACGTGATTATTTTCTTTAGGAACTACCCGACCGACGTTGATATAGACGACGATGAGTGGCTGGAGCTATCGTCCACTTGGGAGAGGTCAGACAGTGATTTCGTATAAAGGCAGCTCGTTACCCTCCAACTGGGATATATCAACCGCGACACCATTTTCAGGCACTTCCCATATATGCCTGGAGCTAGTTAGTCACGATTTCTACTTCGAGTCGCTAGAAGAACTACAGTCAAAAACAATGCACAATTTTAGGTTGGAGTCTAGTGACTTACTCAAAGCAGCGCCTACTAAGTACCTAATCAGACTTGATGACCCGTTTTTTCATGTAATTTATGACTCTTTGACACTAGTACTGGCACTACATCGATTAGACCCTTCCGGTATTTTCATCTTATATAGGCCAAGGATAGAGTCGAAAAGTACCAGAAAGATATATGACTACTTTGAAGAACTCTTTAAATCCAAAAACATATCATATCTGATGCTTTACCCGGCCAGGGACGAGCTTATCGACAAGATGGGATACTATTCTCCAGTTATAGAGACTCATAACTACATAGACATAGTCAGGTATTTAAACGATAACGACATTAAGTTCACCCTTGATGACTATCTATTTGCGTCTAGAGAGGTTCTAGCCCACCTTGGACCCAGTGCTACCGAACCCCACAGAAGAGTGTACTTGTCCCGATCCCACATAGATCATAGGCAGTACGAGACAAGAGATGACCACGTTGGGTATAAGGACGACGTAAGGCTGGAGAATGAAGAACTTTTAGAGGATTTTTTTAGGTCTAACGGCTATGAAATAGTTGTTCCCGAGCATAAATTCAGCACCTTCAGGGAGCAGCTTGAGTACATGAGGTCAGTAAAAGTTCTAGCTTCCGTGACTAGCTCAGGATTGACAAATGCTCTTTTTATGGAAGACGGTCAAATTGTCATTGAAATAGTGGCAGAGTTAGTATTTCCAGGCGAAGATCTAACTACAGAGCAAACATTGTTTGGCAATTACATTCAAACCTCTTACGAAAAGCGTCATACGCATGTGTGTATCCCATCTAGGCGTGACCCAAAACCAGTGATCAAAACGTTAGAGACCTTAGTAGCCACGCTTAACTTATGAGACCAGCAATCATTTTTGACTTAGATGGTGTACTTATAGACAGTAAAGAGCTTCACTACGATGCCCTCAATCTTGCGCTAAAGAGCATTAACGAAAAGTACATGATATCTAGACAAGAACAAGCTTCCATCTACGAAGGTCTAACTACTAGATCAAAGTTAGACATTCTTACGCACACGAAAGCTCTTCCGAGAGATCTGCACGAACATATCTGGAGACTTAAGCAGCAATACTCGTCTGCAATGTTTGAGGATATGCCTTTAGATTCAGAGCTAGTAGGTATCTTTAAATATATTAGAAAGCAAGGAATTGCTTTAGGGATAGCCAGCAATAGCATCAGAGAGACTCTAACTACCTGCTTACGCTCAATAGGCGTTTACGAATACGTTGATGTGTGCTTAAGCAACGAAGACGTAGATAACCCGAAACCTAGCCCCGAGATATACAATCTCTGCATGCTAATGCTGGGCTCGGCTCCAGAAAGCACTGTCATTTTTGAAGATAGTAATATAGGTAGAGAAGCCGCCAGACAGAGCGGTGCATTTTTGGTAGAAGTTGGTAGTAGGCAGGATCTAACCATGAGGTTTATCTCGAATAAGATAGCGAGCTATCTTGAATAAGCCAAATATCCTAATCCCAATGGCGGGTCTAGGAAGTAGATTTGCTGATAAAGGTTACGATCTACCAAAGCCGCTAATTAAATTTTTCGGTAAGCCGATGATTCAGCACGTGGTGGAGAGCTTGGCCATCGACGGTCA